AATATATTCTTTATTAAAATATTTAATATAATAATCGCCTAATGTATTGCGGCAAAAATCTAATAATTTTTTATTCAGTTTTTTCTTCATAAAAATTTCTTAATAATAGATATAAATTAATAACATATAAATATTTATTTCTACTTATAAAATCTAAATGCTTATCTTTAATTAAAATATGCATTATTATATCATTATATGAATAATTATATAATTCTATTTCTTTAAAATCTGGACTTTCTGATATAACGTATGTCTTATTGGAATAATAAATATAATTTTCTTTGAGATTATTATAACAATAATTCAGCAGTTTATTATTAATTTTTTGTTTCATAAAATAATCTCATCAATAAATATAGATTAAGTGGATAAAGAGCTAAAGTTGTTTTAATTTTCCCGGCAGGCTGATTATCTTCATTTATATAAATATTGGCATAACTAGCAGAATAATCATCAATTATATAATAAAATAATAAATATTTTTCTTCAAGGCTTTCGAGAATAACATATTTATCGCCGCGATCATCATATCTTATTTCGCAATCTATATCTTTATCCACAAATAATTTTAATAATTTATCATATATATTTTGTATCATATAAATAACCTACTTAATAAAAATAAATTAAGTGGATGTATACAAGTTTCATCTTTAATTGTTATTTCTTTTCTTCTATTAAAAGCTAAATGATCGATATCTGTATTACATATTGTTTTAGTAAAAGTAAAATTTTTTATACTGTCAAATTCCACTATTGCATATTGTTCATTTCCATATCTATATTCTATTTTATTTTTTTTAAATTTAAGAAACAATATGTCGAGTAATTTTGTATTAATTTCTTGCATACCTATATTTTCTTGTTAATAAAAATAAATTAATCAAATATGCTTCAAAAATTCCAATAGGTTTTTTATATCCCTTTTCAGACATTGTACCATATTGATTATAATTGTTATCATATATTTTTATTTCTTCATATAAAACATGATACATAACAGAATAATTTTTATTTAATTTATATTTAATTTTAGAATGTGTATTGCTGCCAAATATATTATTCGATAATTTTTTTCTGTTCAATTCTACCATATATAATAAATGTTCTTAATAATAAATATAAATTAAACATATATTTATTTGTTTTACATATAAAGCATCTTCCGTCCATGTCAACATGATCGTATTCTTTTTCATCGACAAAAAATTTAATTTGAGTACCTAAATACTGTTCATAAAATATATATTCTTTATAATTTGTAGTATATATTATTTCAAATGTCTGAGGCGTTGCTTTAAAAAATTCTAATAATTTTTTATTAATTATTTGTTTTGTCATTTTAATATTTTATCGGTTAAGAATCCTAATACTGCTCGATCGCATATATCATATTTTGTAAGATATCCAATCGGCGCCATATCTTCTTCTTTATCCACTTTCATTCTACATACATATACTATAATATATACTAATAATCTTTTAATGCTTTTATACATAATAATATATAAATAACCTATGTAATAAAAATAAATTAAAAATATATTCGTTATCTCTTTCATCGCATATATCTTCATTAGAATATATATGTAACGTAGAGAACATTTCTCGATCGTATATATGATTACCTTTAGAAGATAATACTATATAACGATAATCAGTATCTTCTCGTAGACAATATATTTTATCGTTAACAGCATAATAAATTCTATTTGCTATTGGAAATCTTAAAAAATAATGTAATAATTTATGATTAAGATATTTGCGCTTCATTTTAATTTATTTTACTATGCATTCAAAATGCATTCATGAATTTCTGATATTTTATTACAAGCATTAGAATCAATATCAATTGTTATATTTTCTAATTCAATACTCAATTTTTTAAGATTTTTAGAAGATGTAATAACAAATTTAATAATACTAGATAGTGAATAACAATGGTAATCTTTTTGAATATCATCTGATTCGGCTATTACAATTTTTTTATTAGTAATAATTAAGCCTTCTTCGTCATCAAATAAGATATGTTCATCTTTAATTAAAATATTTTCCATGATATTTTTCCTTTTTATTTATAATATTCTTCCCATAAAGTAGATAAATAAAACATATTAATTAAATTGTAACAATAATTAAAATATTGTTTATCTACTTTGTAACGAAATTTACTTTTTTGTGGATTATAATCTATTTTTCCAATATGATTTGATATACTAATATAATCTTCGAGTACGTTAGAATAATATATACCAAATCTTTGACAATTATAATCAAAAATAAAAGTGTCGATGTTATCTATGAAATTATTTTGTAATTTTTTATTAATCATTGACTTATAATTAAATAGTGGATAGCGAATATATTATAATATAAAATATATACATAGGTACTCGCTTATCCACTTTTATTAATTTTCTATATTATTTTTCCTATAATATAATCTAATACTTTATATAATTTATTATATTTACGATATAAATATTTCAATTCACCAGAAGATGATTCTCTAACATATAAATTAATAATCATATTTTGTAATGGGTCGTTAAATTTTCTTATGTAATTATAATTATTAAGATTAGGTCGTTTTGCAATCATATAACGATAAATAGTATTATCGCTAAAATTACAAGAAAAATTATATCGTAATAAAATATATTTTTCATTCATATAAAAATGTAAAATACCATATATATTAGGATTAGTAGTACTTTGGTCGGCTAATACTTTTCCGTATGCTTCTTTACCAAATACAATTCTATCGTCAGCTTCGCTATAACCAAATGGCTGAGAATTAAGAATCAACTTATCGAGTTTATTCTTTAAATATAAAAAATTATATAGCTGAATAATTTCGTTTAAAAATTTCATATTAACCTCCTTTATAAATTTTAATATAATATAGAATTAAAAGTGGATGGGCGCTAAATTAATAATAGCTAATCTTCTTCCTTATTCACCCTTATTAATTTATTGCCTTAATAATATTTATAATACCACTAATAAGAGTTATAATATATATAATAATTTGTAATGGATTATATACAACAAGATTCATGATATAAAATATAAAAGGATACTTTAATTTAATTATAGTTTCTGTTGATTCGAATTCTCTATGATGAATTTTTGTTCCTATATATTTTATTAATTTGTCATTACAGTATCCAACTCCTATGCTTTCTTGAATTTCTTTTGTTATAATATGACAATTAGTGTAATTATTGTATACACAATATGAAATTCTAGAACCAAGATTAGATAAATAAGTATTTTCATTTATTTTAAATTGAAAATTACACTCACTTTGTTCTTTATATGTATTTATTATTTTTTTAAATTTATTTATATTATATGATAAATACATTGCAGCAATAATATCAATAAAATATTGTAAAATTATATTTTTTCTAGATTGATTTAAGTTACAAGCTAAGTATACTATTATATCATCTTTTTTGTTTTTAAAATATTTAAACATTATTGATAAAACCTAATTAAATAAAACAGTAAAATATAAAAATATATGTAAAATTAATAAATAGGAGCAATTATAAAGTGTTAGACAGGCTCCTCCCCCACCACCCCCAAGATATACTAGGGTATGCTGGTGTCGTCGCAGCCAAGATTCATCTTTTAAGGCCATTAACGTACCTTTCTAATATAAATATACCGGCTAAAGCGTAAACGAGCATCTAGGCCCCAAATTCTTAATTTTATAGGCATTATAGAATAATATATATTCCAGTGAATATGCCATAGGCATATGAACGCCTCCGTCAGGAGGGCGCTCGTGAGGAGACACCGGTAGTTTTTTTTAAGATAATTTATTATATGTATTGTTGTTTATTATTATATTATATATTATAATATAAGGTTAAGTGAACGGGGTTCATAAGGGCAACAATCAGACGCCGAATCTCTTAAGAATCACTATAAATCGGCTATAATCAGTCACGGTTATTTAGGAAATAACCTATAATTTTATAATTATACAAAAAATGTATAAACATTTTTGTTTCCCTATTATACTATCCGGAATACCAAAAAATCATAAAACCGCATGAATGCTGGATTCTTTATTTTTACTTATTTTTGGCTCTATACATAAATTCTGTATATTTAATTATTTTAATTTTAATCATCACTGATTGATACTAAACAGAGTAATATACTCGTTGAACGAAGTTCAACGACTTTCAGTTTTTTAAGTCTAAATTCGTTCTTGAATTCCTTCTTTTAATAATCCATGTTAATTTATATATAATACTATATAAAGACATGGATTATTTTTTTTAATTTAATTAATGCAGAGCGAATTAAATATGCGTAATATATCGTTGTACGAAGTACAACGACTTTTGAGATACGACATATATAAAAATTAGACAGGACTAGCTACCCTGTCTTTTTTTATTTTATATATTTTTTTTACTTTTGCTTGCACAAGTTAAGTATAATATGAGTAATATACTCGTTGAACAAAGTTCAACGACTTCTGATCAACGCTCTCACTATATGTGGGAGCTTTTTTATTTGTTAATATAAAATCATAAACAAAGTAACCCCATTTTAAAATGCTGTTAATCTTTCTTACGAAATTTTCTGCGAGGTCTCGAAAAGGATCGTATACGATTTAGCGCTACGGAGTCGTTCCTTAGAACTTTATCCTGCTTTATATTAATATATAATAAATCTAATATAGAGTGGGTAAGGACTCGAATTGTTTCTCGTCTTACTTTATCCACTCTAGCATTGTTCGCTTCGCTCACTCGCCTAAAATAATACGTATAGTCATTCTTTTTATCCACTACTATACAACTATAAGAGATATACATATATAACGTAGGTAACCAAAACAATAAATAATCCTACTAATATGGTTAGACTTTACTAAATCTAACGACTGAGTATAATCTCGTCGCTTCTCTACAGAAGTATCGTCACTCCTCGCCGAGCTTCGTTACGAATATAATAAATTAAAATTAATTAAATTACATTTAATTAACTTATTCTTTAAAAGAATTAAGAAGAATTAAAGTAGGCAGACCTATTTTTAATATTGACCTTAAGACTATTATATATGATTATATATCTTTGCTTTCAGTCGCATATATATAATTTAATATATATAATAATTATTATAATTAATTTATTTAATTATAAGTTTAATTACGGCATTGACTGATTATAATTTAAAATGCCTAGTAGATGAACATGATGAATAAAGAAATAAAATACGGGAGGCGGTTTTCCCTCAAATTTTCAGAATTAAAAATTTCGAAAATTTTAACCGGAAAAATCGCTTATTAGGGCTCGCAGATCTTCGCCCTCATTTCATTCGTTCTCTTTATCCACTCGCCCTTATTTATCTTTAATACCTTATATAATACTTAATATACTATTATTATAATACTTACTACACTCGTTCGTTATACTCACTTCGTTTCGCTATATAATAATACTTATATACTTATATATAATATAAAGATAATACCGGCGTATGATATAGCTACACTTCGTTCCGCTATACATACTTATTCGCTTACGCTACACTATATCTTAGACGCTAAGTATAAATACTTAGCTTAAACAAAAACTACCGTAAAATGTAAACATTTTATCTCTATCTTCTTTCTGCGAAAGAAGCAAAGGCTTAATAGCCTCGCTTATGCTCGGCTACATACAACAATAACAAACTAACAACTTCTTTTCTCATAAGAAAAGAATCAAAAGAGATAATACATTACGCTCGCTTCGCTCGCTTATAATACTATATAATAATATATACTACTTTCTTTTATAAAGAAAGATATCAAAGAAACTTATATAATAATATATATGCGCTCGTTAACTGACTCGCTTCGCTCGTCCTTCGCTCGCTTACTATATAATATATAAACACTTTTGCCTCGCTTCGCTCGGCATGTTTATTATTACAAATATATTTACGCTCGCTTCGCTCGCTTATGATCTTCATATCAAACACTTTGCCCTCGCTTCGCTCGGGCTTAATATAATGCGCTCGATAAAGCAACGTTAAAATAATATGTTGTCACTAAAAATATATAGTTTGCCAACACAAAATATATACTTATACGAAAACATTATTTAGATTATAACTACAAAACAAAAAAATAATGCTTTAGTCTAAGCATATATTATATACTAAAAAAAATATATATTTAGCTAGAGACTACAAAGAGTCCCCAACTAAATATATAAATTAATTAACCTTCGGTATTTTCTTGATTAGCGTTAGCTGGGGGCACTGTAGGCTCTTGTGGGCCGTTATTAACAACGACAAAGTCAGACTCGTTGTTAACCCCACCTGTAGAGCCGAAGCTGTTCTTAAGAGAACGTAAATCTTCACTGGCTTTGAGCTCTGCATAAGATGTTTGCGCTTCGTCCGCAATTGCGGACACGGCACCCATCGCTAACTCAGTAGTTTTCTTTAAACCACCGAAAAGGCCTTTGGCACCTAGCTTCACTGCACCGATGCCGACAGATTTAGTTGCGTTAGCTAAGATACCAACCTTTTTGGCACCCCAGTTCACAACTTGAATACCGGCATAATTAACTTTCGCTAGTTTATATGCCGACATCAATTCCTCTGTTTTTTCTTCAGAGATTGTAATAGCAAGACCTCCGTCGATACGTTCCACAGTCCCGCCATATTCATTATTCACCTTATCTTCGATATAAGACAAAATTTTTTGGTTATTATTTCTAATAGTAATGGAATTCATTGTACCCTCCTAATTAAAAATTAAAGGGGGACGAACCCCCTCTATTAAAATACTTGACCTTCTTCAACTTTTTTAGGTGCTACTGGGCGTACCAAGTTCCATACACCACTACGGAAAGCATTCAAAGTTTTCATAGCGGAAGAATCCATAGGACGCAACGCTACTAGTTCTTCACCACGTACACCGATAGTATATGCATAGTTAGAACGTTGACCATGAGCCAATTTAACACCGTTTTCTGCTTCACCATTTGTGAACTGAATAACGTCACCTTCGGCAATTTCTACGCCGTCCGGGATTTCCAAGCTAAATGCAGTAGCTTGAGATTGACGTTGTAGGCGCAATACCAAGTCACATGCTTTAGCATCGGCAAGAGCTTTTTCTAGGGCACGACATTCAACACCAACAGCTTTGGTATCGAAAGATTGTTTAGCGCCTTTAGCACCCTTACCCATTACTGTATATGCACGGATAGCTACAGAATCAGGTAGCTCGATAGTCATAGTCATATGACCATAGCTATCACGGCGTTGAATACCAGTTTGGATAACACGATTCAATACATGTAATACGGAAGCCATGAAGTCACCTTCATAGGCCAAATTTTCTTTTGTGGCAGATTTTTTGCCCCAAGCCATATGACCTACTGCTACTGCTTCCTTAGTAGCGGAAATAATAGTATTAATGAAAATTGTTTTAGACATGATAGTCTCCTTTGTAAAATAGTACCGGATTTGTACCCTTAAATCGTTTAACCGGTGAATAAACGATTGCAAAAAAGTTCGCCCTTTCTACGAGCGATATCTGCACGCAAGACAAGCTTACGTACACATATCGCCCCCTGACCGCTATCAGCACAGTCAGGAAGCTAGAGAGGAGGAAATATGAAACGATTGTTGTCAGGCATGATGAGAACACTAGGCCTGGAGAAAGTTATTCTGTGTGTTTTGTAGGTTGTAGTTTTTATATACATGGGGTTCTTATAGGAGTAAGAAAGACCTAGTATCCTCATCATGCCGATAACGTACTGAGCCGTAAATCAAAAAGGCTCAAAGAAAATTTCGCTCCGGAGGAGCCCGGCGAAGCCGGTTTTCCGTTCGTCATCTTAGATAAAAGTAAAAAAAAGAAAAAGAGAGCCCCGAAGGGCTCTCGCTTGCCTATTTCTTTAATGCTTTAATAAGCAATGTTGTCATAGTAAATCCAAAGCAAAAGAATGCCATAAAATAGAATAATGGACTTTCTTCATAGATTCGTTGTAGAGTATTCATGATATTTCTCCTTAATCAGAACAAACAGTATCGTACCCGCATGGCACTCTACTAATAAATAAATAATCGACATAGTCTTTCATAACAGATTGGACACTATCGCTACTTTTTAACGTAATGAATTTGCCAGTAGTATCCATTAACGTGTATAAATAATACATTTCTACGAACATCTTATTCTCTCCTTTAAATAAAACAAAGGATAGGAGCTAAGCCCCTACCCTATAGTAAATGTTCTAGTATCAGTGAATTCATCACCATTCCAATAGCCGACTAACCCACAGGCAGTGTCGTTATCATGGACACTAACAAGTACATCAAGACCGAAGACATTTTCACCGCCAGCCATAACCAAGCATGTGAATTTGTCGACAGCATCTTGTACTGTTTGACCAGTTAATTCTTCACTATTACCATTATAGTTTAATACATAAGTTTTCATATTTAACCTCCTGAAAACAACGTACTGAGCCGTAAATAAGAATAGAAAGGCTCATAAAGAATTTCGCCCCGGAGGGGAGAAGAAACTCTAGTCATCTAAATGTTTCACTTTCTCGTAATCAGATTCTAAGCAAACATAGATAGGATGACGTTCATAAGAGATGGGCTCTTCCTCATTTCCTATATTAATAATTGAATCAATACGCGCTACAGTGGCACCATTAATCTTGCTAAAATTAGGATGGAAGCTAGCAAGACATAAGTCATCTTCCATAACGAATTCATCGATAGCATGATAAATATCTTCACAAGTTTTAATCATACTAACGGCGCCGAAGAACTTATATATATTCACTTTCCATCTCCCTCACTTTCTTTCTTAACTTAATAATATCGTAAACTATATTAGCTAATGGACTACCAAAGAATAGCATCTTAGCTTTTTTTTCAGCCACTTCGTGAGCAAAATGTTCAGACCATATATCGATTTTCATACGTTTATAAACCAATTCAGCTTCTTTTTCGCATAGAGCAAGTAATTTATTATATAAGCGTTGACGATATTCTTCCGGTAAATTCTTTTCTAGAATATAAATACCGAACGCATTACATGCATCGGCATTAATTCTTCCATCTACAATTAATCTCATTTTATTCACCCTCCTTATATAACAAAATAACTATTAACATCAGTACCAGGATATTTACTAGTTTCATATTCTAGTTCTGCTTTTTTATTTTCAGCATCACGTAGATTATCAAAGTGCATAACATTAGTAATCTTAATCTCGTTAGGTGCCATTAGATTAAATACTTCTACTAGCCTAAAAGATTTTTTATTGTCGACAGGAATATAGAAGCATTTCATTTTTTCTTTGATATTTAAAGCATTAAACGTAGTGTCTACAACAGTTTTAATTTGTTGTGCTACGTCAAAAAAACCACAATGACCAATAGAAATTAATTCATCAGTATCTACTTTATAAAGAAGAATTTTTTGCGGTCCATCTAGATTTTCGATTACATAGCCCGGCACATCATCTTCTTCGAATACATATACTTCTTTATCATAGCCATCTAATAGATATCCGACAAGAACTCCCGGATTTAAAGAAGTTGTTGTGGGACCGATAATATGATTACGAATACCGATAGCATCTAAAACGTTACGAGGGAAGTCGCCCGCTCCTTTATCCACTTCAGCTTCACTTACATAATAAAAATAACCGTTTTCATAACTTCTTTCATATACTACATATTTCATAATAATTAGCCTCCTTTATAGATATTCAAAACAACTTTTAGCATTATCTTGAACTAACTCTATTATAACTTCCTGAATAATTTCTCTAACAGTTCTATCCCAAGATTATTTTTCATAGAACGGGATACCGACTACATTAACGCTAACTTTACCATTTATAATATGCATATCAATATTAGCACGCATGCCATATTGACAAAATAATAAATCGAGTTTATCCATCATTTCTACAGGTTGATAAGTTTTAACTAACATAATATACCTCCTTATGCTATAACATAAATCAAAGGAAAATTTCCTTTACTTGCAATATGATTCGCTACATTAATATCGTCAAATTCATCGTTTCTAACATAATCGATAAAAGGACCTTCTTTAAAAAACGTAATTAAATTAATTTTATCTTTTAAACATTTAACAGCGAAAGCTTTCTTATAACCGCCAACTTTTTTGTTATGTTCGTCAGCATACTGAATTGCCCCATTTAAATCTTCATTAAAAGATATGATATTAGTGTTTAAATTATTATCAAATACTATTACTTTACAAATAAACATAATAATAACTTCCTTAATTATTAAAATTCCCGACAAGACCAAGACAACCGATAACTTCTCCTTTGTCATTACGTAACAATTGACCAGGAGAAACTAAATCCTTACGTAAAGGTAAGGCTTCACGTACCATAGTAGATACTAATAGGTATACTCCTTCTTCATAATCAGGTAGACCGGTAACTTCGCCGAAAACGGGACGATATAAATCAATGCCCTCCACCTTTTTATCCACCTTAATATACTCGCAAGACACACGAGCTATTTCTTCTCCTGCTTCTATAACTATATCTAAATCGGGAGCTGTACCATTTAATTTAAATATTTTCACCTCATGAGGTGTAAGATTCTTTAGCATAACAATTCCTCCTTAATAAAAAAATCTCAAAAATAATTTCGTAGCGGAGCTAATAAAATCATATTAAATAAAATCTAAAGTATGATCGTATAGCACACAAGAAAAAATAAAATTAATAAAAAATAATCTATAATACTAAGCCGTGAATAAAAGAAAGGAAGGCAGTCGAGTATTCGACGACTAGAGACGAAGTGACGCGTAACACAATGTCGCAAGCGAAAGAAGACGAATACGTCTCGCGACTGCCGACGGACTCATTAAATAAAAAAATAAGATTTAGAAACGAATAGTAGAGGAGAATACTATCCATTTCTAAATCCTCGTAAAATATTTCGTCCCGGAGGGCTATACAAAGTGACGAATATCAGTGCCTTCGTATATAAACGAGAAGATATCGTTTTCGCTAAACCAAGCATATCCCCGGGCCATTTTAATTAGCTCGGAACGTGATGAGCTTAAATAAATACGCTCCTTCTGAAGAAAATATTCCGGGATAATTAAAAAATATAATGTTTCGCCGACAGTAAACGGCTTCTTATCAACCCAGCAAAGTTTAGGTCGATAAGCTTTCTTCTTATTCGAAGGAATAATAATACGCCAGGTAAAATCATCGGCTTTGCCTCCGTGACGTAATTCGATATTCTTAAATGGCATTAAATCGCCTCCTTTAAAAAATTAAGGGCTCCGATAAACGAAGCCCCATAATAATTTTAGATACAGCCATTGTAACCAGCCACAGCTGAATGATGGCACTTATCTGAAATGATATCTTTTAATTCTTCCTGAAGATGTTCAGGAATTTTAGTAAGAATTTCTTGATATCTAAATTCTGTGACAGAAGATGGTGTTAGAAACACTTCACAAGGGTCGACTAGAATATGTCTTTCGACAATTTCGCCGACACTTCTGTCGTATTCTCTAGTAGATAAAACACATTCGCCTTTATCCACTCTTAATTCTATTAATTTATATTCATTATAGTCATGTTGCTCCCACTCAGAAGCAAGATACCAAGATGAATATTTTAAATAATCTAATTTTTCTACTAAATCTAATACGCAATATTTCTTATTCATATTAATTCTCCTCTACCGTATTATAATATAGTGTACGGCTCACTAATAATAAAATTAAAAAGAGGGAAAATCCCTCATAAAATATTTCGACGCGGAGCGTATCGAACGTTCCACGCCGAAAACAAAATTAAAATAAAGAGAAATGTTAAACTGTCTTATGCGCTGCCCCGGAGGGGAGATAACTCAGAACATTAAACTTTTTTTAGCAACAAGCATATAGTATGCACATCATTACCATAACCTTCTTTTTCAATAGTATTAAACATAGCTTCGTCTAATATTACTTTACCACAAAATTTATCAATATAAGTTTTTTCACCTGGGATTTCACAATCCGCAACTTTAACAAGTTTACCTTTTATAGAAGGTTTTTCAGAAATTACATATAATCCATTTCCATTTTTACCTTTACTATTTGGTAGTAAAAACATTTCATATCCATAATCTTTAGCAGCGAAAATATTTCTTGCATTTTCTAAAGATTTCTTTGTGCCAGCAACACGAACAACAAATTTTTGTTCATTTGTTGGCTCTTCGATAATTTCCATTAAATGAACTACTGTAAATAATCCACCAAAATCATCTCGAAACACAGGACGCATTCCATTAACAATACGACCCGTGAAGAATCTACCGTCTGTAGATTCTCCATTAATGAATTCTACTTCATCACCATCTAAAATATTGTTGCATTCTTCACTTGTACAGAAGACATCATAGCGTCTAAATAAAGGAGAGTCTTTTAATTCAATTCCTTGCTCTTGACGATATAGTGTGCCAGTTCTCATTGCATCAATAATTAATTCATATTCTAGCACTGTGCTGGCAAAATTAAAACCAGCATTTTTTGCTTCTTTGAATGCATCTTTCTCTTCGCCTATATATGTGCGAATCATATTTGCAATATATGGCTTAGCTTTAGAAAAAGCTCCTTCAACTTTAAAGCCTTTTATAGACAATGATTTTGCACGACGAAGATCGTCGCAGATCATGTTAAGAATTTCAAAAAGAGAACCTTTTTTAGCTTCTAATTTTTTATAACCAGGCTTAATGCCCATTTTTAACACTTCTTTGTTTAATTGCTCTACGACACGTTTTGCAGCTTCTAACTGCATATCGTACAACGCATCTTTCAATACTAATTTTTCAGCTTTTTTCATTTTACTTTCTCCTCTTTATTAAACACCTTGTGCTCTACAATTTCGAATTGAGCAATTTGCTCATTCCAAATTATAGTTGGTGTATAGTTGCGACGAGCTTGCTCAATATCCTTTAATAAGAAACATAAAGGGTCAAAAACCGTTAATCCAGTTTTGGCACTATCAATAATCATACCAATAACAGCTGGGGCAACAGCTAAACAATCCAATAAATAATTTTTAATAGATTGTTCAGATCTGTCAGAACCTACAAAATCGAGAGTCATTTGTTCAATTTTTTTATTCATTACTTGGTCCATTGATAGATCTGAAATATCATCATATCGACGAATATATTGAGCATTGCCATGCTCTTTTCCATATTCCTCATCAATATTATTCTGCAATTTCTTAATAATTTTTTTATTATTAAGATTTTGTAGAACAGTTGACGCACAACTATTATAAACACAGAAAACACTCACAACTGTATTTCCTGTTGCCAGCGAGGCAAGATAAACACTAGTCATTAACTCAGAAATATTAGCAAATTTAATGTTAATATTTTTACCAAGTTCATCAGGAATATCAACAGATCTGCTAATGCGGCCTTCGAAAATCTTAAGATCTTCGCCGACCATCAACATACAGCCATCGGTGTCATTATCCATGCCACCTAATAATCCTTTAACCCATGTACTGCCTGAATATATAAATACACTATTTGGTGTGTTTCTATATATATCCAATAACATTTTAGATTGGAATTTTTTAAGTTTTCCAAGCTTTACATAAATTTCAATACGTTTTTTAATTATATCAAAATTTATGATTTTTGCTCTAAGGTTTTCACCTGCGGATGAACAAGGAAACCTCATCAAAATTGCAATTTTATGACGAAGAATTTTTTTATTTATTACAAATATTTCGTCATCTCGCAATAATTTAATTCTGAACATTTTGCCTGGATCTCCTAACGCACGGAGATATTGACTATCTTTATCTCCTTTTGCTTTGAGATCTTTCAGCTTTTTAGTAATATTTTTGGCAATATCTTTACCTTTATGACTAAAAACATAGTCATCTATTGCTAATCTAGGATCAGCAAGAATGGCACATTCAATACCTGTGCCACCGAAAGATCCATTTTTGTAAGACTCTAAAACTTGTAGGGCTTCGTCTACAAGAATATTAACAAGATATTGAAATTTTTCATTGTTAAAAATATTGTTATTCATTTTCTCCTCCATTATCATCTAAGATACTCGTTAAAGTCATGCTGGTGCATTTGGCTAGATGTTGTAGCTTGAGTAGCTTTAATAACTTGCAATACCTTAAACTTATTATCTCCTGGATTTATGAACTGTGGTACAGCTTTAAACCCATTAAAATCGGTCACATAGACCAACTCTCCTGCAGGATTACCAACAATCCATACTTTTTGTGGACCGTCATATCCTTTATCCACTTGACTTAAGGACTGAACATTTTCTTGTTTAATCTCTGCAGCCAGCTGAAACCATCTACTCATATTTCTCATTGGAGTAGAACCAGTTTTTGTGCAGGAGCTAACACGCACTTGTAAATACGCATTAACGTCTGTAGGCACACCATAATTATGGCAAAACCAGTAATGATTATGATAACTTTGTCCATCTAATTCGGACTCGTTACCTAAAGACATATCATTAAAGATCATAATGCAATCTTTTGATAAATCTAATTCTACTTCACGACCATTTGCTGACCAAAGATTAGCATATGTTGAAATTTTTGTTGCCTTACCAACACTTAATTCAACAATGTAATCAAAGAAGCCAATACCGTTGTTAGCGGCTTTAATTTTAGGCAACCAAAAGTCCAAACGATCTTTTGGTACTACTAAACGTTTGCCGTTCCTAAGAGATGCTGCAGACATAGCAATAGTGGAGTATTCAACTCCTTCTATTGTGTATGTTTGCATCGCCTCTTCGTCAGTATCAAAATTATAAGCGATTATAATACAATCGCGAATAATTTCTTCTACTAACATTAATGATTTATTTGTATAAACGAAATTGTCTTCACGAACTTCGCCTATACCAGTCAATATTTCTGCAACAGGAGTGACATCGGATTCTTCAATAGCGCCTGTTACATTATAGCCGACAATAGTCATATAACTATCTCGACTTGTTAAATAAAGTAAACGGATCTTTGCAGTTTTCAAATCCTGTTTGGTAGCAGAAAACTGAGTCCAATCTCCAGACCGAACATCCCTTACTGTGTTAGCAAATTCTGCCAACATAAAATTCTTTTTTTGTCTGTTCATATTATTCTCCTCTTTCAACAAACAAAATAGTAAAAATAGTTTAACGTCATTTCGGACGGAGCATATAATAGATTATTTAATATCTTTCACCTCCTTATAGCGTTCGAACGTAATGGACGGAGCATTGTTTTCTCTCATCCATTGCTTTGCAGCCTCAATAGAATTGAAGCCTTTAAACTTTGCACTTTTACCGTGCGTAAGTTCTTTACATTTGTCCCATATGCGGACAAAACCTGTATATTCTACGCTTATCACAGCGTAGAATAGATATTTTTGGCCTTTTGCCTTTTGAGGAATACCATTGGCTTCCTCAACATCTTTTTTTATAGATGTATGCTTGCACCAGAACAACTGATTTTGCTCTGGTCCAGCAATAGCCATTGTTTTGCCATTACGACAAGAACGGACTTCAAAGAAGTCTGGATTATCTTCATTCTCAACCCAAACTGTTTCAATACTATTATGTTTATAATATTCAGTAGCATCTCTGCAGAATGTATCTGCAGCTCTTTCACTTGTTGTTACCACTTTTTTAAATTGATTATTATTCAATACTTCAATAAATACTACATGTGTCATGATATTTCCTCCTATGACATATAATAAATGATATATAAATGCTATAATTTATAGTCATACAGCTGGACTTTTGCTTTAGCGGCGATAGATAGGTACTGCTACCTTCTCGCCTGGTTTAATAGAACGAGATGTTGCACCACTATCTATCTTACTGCTTTCAGCTACTGCTGTTGCAATAGCATCTCTAACGTCATAATTAACGTCAGAGTTTCGATTAGCATTCTTCACAATGCTTTCCATTGTTTCTCCGTAAGTTACGACATGTAATTCATAGTGATGTGGTGTTGTTGGCATTGCAACATATATTGTTGCTCCACCTAATACTGCTACTGCTAATACTACTGTTAATAAATTCTTTTTCATGATCTTTTCCTCCTCGTCATGAATAATTAAAAGAAGGTCATCGAATACGTGATGACCATATGATATAGACCCTACTCCTAGGTCAATCAATACCTAGAATCAAAGTAGGGGGGGCGGATTTTAGCCACCGCTCACTCTATATCAATAACACTTACCCCCTCTAAAATTTTTTCAATTTTTCCCTTATATAGGGATTTTTTTTGATCCGCCATCTACACCAATCATCTCAAACAATTTTACATTCAAATCTAAGTATTGTGTCAACTCCATTACTTATCCACTCCTTATCAATACTAATCATATATAATTAATTTACACATAAATAAAAAATCGTACTTTCTTATCTCCTCTTTTTCTTATTGTTTACAAGTCTAAAAAATATACGCACCAAAAATTTTATCCTATATGGCAAACATATATTCGATATAACAAGCCAAAAAAAATTACCCTCTCATGCTAAACATAAGAAGGTAATAAATCTCTTACTATCTCTTTTCCTCGTTTTTTGAGGGCGCCAGAGCTTATTTCACGATACGTAAGTGTATTCACTTCGAAAGCTCGATAAGCGGCTCGTACGCGGTAAACTTTGAATTTTTCGGCGATTGCCAAAGCGACTAAATAGAACTTCGAATAATTAATCGCATCCGGTTTATATGTATCAATGTCGATCCAATAATCTTGATTAGAATTAATATATAAAGTTAGACTTTTAAGCTGTCGTTTATTGAGATACGAGTAAGCACCGAATGTAAGAGCTAATATATGATGTACGTATTCTAATGTATCGTATTGCATACATAAAGTAAATACTAATTCTCGACCGTCAAATACTGTTTTTACAGAACGCAATTGTGATGTACTCCTTTATGTGCTTTTACTAATAATTCTTGTGGCTGAAATATTTTTTCTTCGGGAGCGCCGAATAAACTCCACGCTACGCTTCTCATTTTATTACGGTATACTTCGTATAGACGAAGCGTTATATTATAAAACTGATTATAATTAATTAACTTGTGATTACCAGTTTGAACACCAACAAATGGATATTCTCTACGTACAACTATAACGAATCCATCTAATTCATTGTCGTAGAGTAATAAATAATATACTAACGAAACGGCAAATACTCGCTCTACTTCTTCGTCTGTAAACAAATCATGTTGTTTATATAAAACAAACGTTAGTTTGCGACATTGTTCGAAATCCACGTAGTTCATAAGGATCTCTTGCTATATGGTAAAATATCGAATAGAATATAATCTTTAATATATTGTACAAAAATACGATATGCATCATCTTGAGTATACAATTTATCTTTGTCTTCGACCAAGAATGTTTCAATTTGCAAAAATTTATTTTTAATATTACAATGGGCATCAACTAATGCATAAATTTCTTCAGCTGTATCAGAAGAAGTCATTAAATTACTTAATTGATCTGGTTTTGTCATCTGGAATCTTTTAATTTCATTAAGATTATAGTTAACATCAGAAAATAAAAATTCTCCGTATTTTGCTTTATGAAACATATCGACTAAAAATGCTATAATATTTGCCGACGATATTCTTTTACAAGTATATAAATAATTTAAATATTCTGCAATTTTAATTTGTTGTGTCATTTTATAATCTCCTTCATTGTTAAATTAAAAAACACAGCCTGATCTAATTCATATAATCCATTATCATTCTGATAAATTAATGGATGAGCATATGAATCATTAATTTTATTATAATAATTTTCTTCTTTAAACCCATAATGATTTAATATATAGAAGATTAAATTATATAACATCGGTAAATCTATCCAATTCGGCTTATCCACTTTAATATTATAATGAATATAATCTCCTCGTCGGAATTCTACATTAAATCCTAAACGCATTATATTTTTATATCTCATATATTCAGCTAATACTAAGAATATAAATAGCGAAACGAATTCTTTATTATACTTACCGAAAGACATATAATATATATTATTAACAAAATTAAAAATATTACTGAAGTATTTCACTTAGGTTTACCTCCTTTTATATTAAGTATAAAATAAAAAAACTCCCTAGTCAATAACTAGGGAGTTAATATTATTCAACCCAAATAGAAATACCGTTATTATTTCTACCTGGAGTTAAATATAATTTATTGTTTATAATTCTAAAATAATTACCGTCGACAATAACACTTTCTGTAACATTTTTAATAATTACTGTATAATTCCAAGAATTACCTATAGTAAAAGTATCATCATTATCGTGATCATGATATTCTCTTTGTACATCGATGCCTATATAAATATGCATTTTAGTCCAGTTATCAGGTAATGAATCTAGAATTCTATAAGAATCGAGTTGTCTACTACCACCTCGTCCGCCACGATTCATATTAACTTTTTCAGTTGGACGGCTACTAATACTGCCGCTCCATAAATAGCGAAGACCATTTTGACTATTAGTGTTAAATCGAGATTCAATATTGCCGATTCTATTTTCTAAATCAATTCTATCTTGATCGATAAGCAATCGATGATATTCATTTAAATAATTATACCAACCAGGATTATTTCGACAGCATAATACAGTAGCATAAGTATTTATATTATTGCCAATATCAAAATTTCGACGCCCATCTGGATTATTACCAGAAGAACCAAACATCGTATGATATTCTACAGTACCGTTTGGACGAACTGCTTTAAATTTTGCATATTGATCAAATATTACATCGCCAGTAAAAGTATCACCGGATTTATTTGCCTTACCATTAATCTCCGCCTGAAGGGCGTCATTAAGTTTCCCCTTTGAGATATTTTTATCTCGTATTTTACTTTCAGTAATACTATTATCAGGATGATCGATTACTTCTTGTGTTCTATGTTTACTTAATTCTGTTTTAAGTGCATTTAATGTTTGCTTTAAATCATTGCCATCAGCTAACATTTTAGCTTTTAATTCGTTCTTTAAAGCATTAAGCATATCATCGATTTCATTTTTTAAATAATATTTAGAAATTAGATCAGATAATAAGCCGTCTACCTCTTCTTTAGTATAATGATTTTTAAGTAAGTGAACTTTAGTCGGGAATAATTTAAATAACAAATAAGCACTTAGCGCACGTTCTTCATCATACTGAGAATCGTCGTTATAATCGGTAGACGAAATAATCGTACCTTTATCCAAAGCTTTTACTCTTGCTTTAAGAGCATTAAGCATGTCGGCACGTTTCGGTTCCGTTTCATGTACCGAAAAGTCATAATCATAAATTGTATTATCAGACATATTATATATCCTTTATTTTTAATAATATAAATAGAAATTCTATTATTATATTACAATAAAAAAGACGGCCTTTCGACCGCCTTAATTAATTATTATAGGTAATTAACACCGTTCATTTGTGCAATTTCTTTTGCTCTATTCCGTATCCAATTACCACCGCTTGTACTAAGACCATCTTCACTACGTACATGACATTCTGGAACAAGAATATCAAGATCCCAGCGTTCAGATGGGTAATCGTATAAATCTTGACGACGTAAACAACGCTCGCCATGAGTAAATACTTGACTTAACGGAATATTCCATTGCACACAACAAAGATATACTAATGTAGCCATTGCTTCTAACTGAAGTCCATTAACTGGTTCTGGACCTGGCACGTAAGTGGAATAACCCATATAACCATCGCCATTTAACGAAGCATTTACATTAGAACAAGTAGCAATACCGAAATTATTACTATTTTCATGATAACAATGTGCACCATAAGCATCTAAGTCGTTCATAATATGAACAGTACCGTTGCCATCGATACACATATGATAATCATCGAACAACTGATCGTAATGACCAGCTGTCCAATGTAATGTGATCATTTGATTAGAAGAACCTTGTTGTTGAATGATCGGATAAATATTATTAATAACGTTAGCTCGTACTTGAGCTAATTGTTCTTCATAAGACATATTTTTAATACTTCCTTTATATAGTTCGTTTCCACATATTAACTGTTAAATATGGCGGCATATTATTATGTGCCTGACCTCCGCCAATAGACGAGGTATTAACGTTAATATTAATATTTCGATTATTGCCGTATGCTTTATCTAAAGATGTTACGGCGTGCCATTCTGTATTCGTACCGATCGGAGAAGACCCGACATCGTTACCGTGACCAGAACCGTTCCAGCCAGCTAATCTAGACTCTGATTTAAAACGGAATCCGGTCTCTGGATTACGATTAGGATTTGCCGAAGGAAAAACACCATTATTATCGTACAACGTACTAAATGCATGATAATGATCACCCAACACAGAAATACTAGTATTAACATTATGTGTATGACCTGGCATCTCGCTATCGGTTAAACGATGTGTCTTTTCGCCGCCAATAGAACCGAGTGCAAATCCGTCGCCTTCGTTGACTAACATTCGTCCAGCCGGAAGTTTTTCCCAAGTACCACCAAATAATACTGCCGGGTTCACATTATTCACATTCATATAAATAGAACCGATAGGATATATTTGTTCTTGTACTTTGTTTAATTTACCTAATATTTCACTTACTTTAGAAGTCAGCTGACCGACAGTAACAACGTCGCTAGTTTCAATACCATTAGCTACATTACTAATAACACGTTTAACTGTTTCGTTACCGACACTTACTTGATTAGATAATGCTGCTAAACTACCGGCACCTAAAGCAACAGAATTTTCACCAACTGCTTGAGAACTAGCGCCAATGGAAGTGCCACTGCCCAAAATATTAGTACCGATAGACATTGATTTATTGTTTTGACGGTACTGTATTGTAGACGATATTTTTCTTTTATTGTTTTCCCAAGTAACCAGAATATTATCGCCAGCAACAATATTCGAAGTCTTTTCATCGATAATTTCCTTAGTATATGTTTCGTCACGGCCCATAAATAATTTAGCTACTTGTGTCTTAGTATAATAAGGACCTAGATCGATATTCGCTTCGATTACGTTATCACTATTAATCGTAATAGTCGAACCTGGTCTTAATTTATCTTGTTTAGTTTCTTTAAGATTAACAATATCGTTATGATCGGCTACAAATTCTTCAGGTGACTGAATATAAATTTGATTGCGATTAATCGTATTATCACGGATTAATTTATCAAGTTGAAGAGCGTTAATAATATTAACCTTCAAACTTTCAACTTTAAATTTTCGCATTAAGTTAATCCTTTCGTATATAATATAATTCGTATTACTTATATTATATTACATATTATTCTGCATCGTTTTTTTCTTGATATGTACCTTGCGCAGAATTGTATTTGCTATTAATAAATTTATTAGCAATTTGAGTAGCGGCAGAACCGCCACCACTCAAACTAGCTAATGTATCGTAGTGATCCCATCTATGCCCTGTAATTACAAGATATAGAGTCACACCGATTAATAATAATAACATAACAAAGGAAATAACGCGTGTATAACTTAATTGTTCATTTTCAAATAACATCATTTTGAAAAACTTACTCATCCTTGTCATCTTCCTTAATATGATTATTGAGTTTAAATTTAATTAAATTTAAATCGATAGTATCGATATGTTCTAATAAATCTTTACCGAACTTAGACGTTACCGATTTATTATATTTAATTAATTCGTAATTCTCTTTAAACGAAAATAATTCGGTTAAAAAGATTACGAAATAAATAATAAAAGCTATATAATTAAATGTATGCTTTAATGCATACGGTAATTCTTTAGGCATACTTACACAATCGAGTGCAAATGCTATTAAACAGGCAATCGAGTATTGAAATATCTTAAAAACAAAGCCGCGATAAAACACGCGGCTTGATTTTTGTTGACCCCAACCACCCCAAAAGGCTTGTATAATTGCTTTGTAGTGCCATAAGGAATATTTAGTTATGGTTAATGCAAATAATTTCATAACCGTGTCGGACATAACGAGTATAAACATAACAGCATATGCTATTACGAAATGCTCAACTGCATCCGGTACAGTATGATTTAAATACAATAAGAAATTAATGAGTGTCATTGGGTTATATATTTCCTATTAACCTGGTCTACTGCCAGCATGAGCTTCCGTATCGATAGTATCACCAATTACCCATAATTCAGCAAGTTTATCTTTTAATTCTGGATAAATTTGTTCCATTGGTGTCGCATCATTTTTAGGATCGTATTGTTCTAATAATTGCCATTTTTTCAAAGAGTAATTATAACGTTGACGACCATCTAAAGTGAATAAAGGCAAACGATACATCAAGAATTCTTTATCGTTCATCTTAGGATCGTTTGATTTAATATGAACATGCATATTCTTAACAAAGTTATCGATTTCTTGTTGATGCGTTGAATCAAATCGATAACCCTTATGATTTTTTACTATTTCGTTATTGCCAAAACCTTCGTCATAAGCATTGTATGCATATTGAGCATAGTTAATAATTTCAGGATTATCACCAAAAACAAACTTAGTAAATCCAGTTTCTTGAACTGGTCCATAATAATAACTATTACGTTGATTATTAACAACAAGACGTCGGAATATTGGTAATCGGAATGGAATGTAAATTTTATTCACTAATACTTCTTCGACAGTTTTATTAAAGAATAAAGGACAAATTAAATTAGAACTGCGACAGTCTAATTTAGTAATATTGTCTTCTCGTTTTAGCATTAAATCACTATTAGCTTGATCAGAAATAGTAGAATTTACATGGAATTTAACTGACCAATGAGTAGGAAATAAACTAATATGATCACCAGGGTTTAAATAACCACTACTATAACTTAATTGATCACGATTAAATACTATATTTAATTTATCTTTAGAATAACTCATTTGAACTAAATTTGCAAATGGACTACCATAGAAAGTACTTCTAGATTTTAACTCAAACGTAATAGTTTCATTATCATGATATTTATATTCTGTATCTAAATCTGTATCTTCAAGAAGGCCACTATTAACACAATAATAGCCATCTTTTGTTGGAGCAAAATAGCTATTTTTAGTAGAAATGCCATTATAAAATTTAGAACTATAACCATCGAGAGTAATAATACCTTTATTATCATATTGTTGACTATCGCGAGGTAATGTTTTTGTAACAGCAGCTTTTAAACTATAGCCAATCATTTTACAGTCGCGCAAAGGTGAAAATACTTCTTTGTCTTCTGTCAATGCATTAATATCTTCCCATTTATGTTTAGCATAATTAAACTTCTTAGTTTCATCTAAGCTATAAAGAGGAAGTTGTAAAGCATACATATCTTGGTTATTAGTATTAAATTGAGTATGGTCAACTAAAATATGAAAATATTTATTTAATAATTTAGCAAATGGAGTATTAAAACCACCATAAGATTTTGCTTTAGTTAAATATTGTTCTGCTTGAACATTATAAGTATCATCAACTTTATATGGATCTACATTTTTAATAAAAGGTGGTTGATCTATAATATCAGATTCTTGTTCATTTCTAGTACCAACTCTGTCAGCGTTAAGAAAATTTTTAATTTTTACCTTAATCGGATTAAATTGACGAGTATCATCATAATCTTCTGTACGAGTACTTAAGCTATAATCATCTTTATAAAGAATATTTTTAATTAAAGCATAATCGATATATAAACGATCGGCTACAATTTCTTTAACATAAGCATTCGGACTTAAATAGAAAGTCGAACATTTTACATTTTCTACTATTTTATCGTTAACGATAAATTTAGTATTATAATCGGCTAATGCAAAATCACCACTATATCCATTAAAACCTGGTGTATATCCAGGCGCTCCCATAGGAGGTCCGGATGGCGGCTTTTGTTGATTAGTAAAGTCAAAATATTGTTTACCGTTTTCAATAATTGTTTTAACTGTAGTATCTTTTACTTTAACAGTAAAATTAATACTGTCAATTTTTTTAGCACCAGTTAGATATTTCATATTTTCTGGATAAAAAATAGCTGAATCGTTAACAGTTAAAGATAAGTTTCTATTCGCTTTGTTCACTTCGCTCATGATCATATTATTAACGATAGTATCACTAGGAAAGAACATTTTTAATTCTTTATTCCCAGGTAATACAAAATCTTTTACATTTTGAGCAAATATACAATTATCTTCAGTTAATCTACCAGTAGTATTAGGTGAATAAACAAATCCTGTATGAATATCTAACGTACCTCCAGCCATACCTGTTAATTCCGTAGAATTTTTAATATTATCTTCTACTTGTTTTGGTAATTTAGTAATATCTTCGGCTAATGTTTTAGTAGTACCAGTAGCTTGAATACCGTTTTTGTTTAAAATTTGTTTTACGTCTTCTAGATCATTATGAATAAGACCTAATGTTTCAGTAAGTTTATTTACAATATTTTCAGTCGTTGGATCTGCCATTATTAACCTCTAATTTTACTAACTTCTTCTTGAATTTTCTTGAGAGCATTATTAAACTCTTCACGTGTAACATAATTACCGGCAGCGCCACCACTGCCGCCAAGTTCAATCCACGATGCACCATTCCACATATAAATCTTTTTAGTTCCAGTATCCTGAATCATCGTACCAATACCACTTATCGGAACTTGTGTAGGAATACCATTCTGAGGAATTGGAGAATTTGCTAGTTTATATTCCCCAGTTTGAGGATAAGCAATTTCAATTGTTTTTAATTCTTTATTAATTAATATAGAATTATAGCCCAATTGTTGAGCTGGTGGTCTGTTATCTTCGTTTCTAGGAATAGCTTTAATATAATTTGTATTTATAAATATGCTTAATTGTTGTTCAAGTTCTTTAATAGTTGTTTTTGAACCAATTTCATTCCACTTACGATCAGCCCAACAATAATATTTCATACCGATAGGAGCTTTATTAATTAAAATTTGACCTTCATATTCTCCAGGTACAACGCCAAGTGGTGCAGCAGATACAACAGGTCTAGCTGCCTTAATTTTTTTATTTAAGGCAGTTAAATCTTGTGCTAACTTTTTAGCCCAAGTTAGCATTTTAGTTTTAAATTGATCGAGTTCTTGCATCTATTAATCTCCTAAATTAAGTTCTGCATTATATGCTGCGAGAATATCAAAATCTGCAAAACTAAGATCGTTAGGTTTTACTACTTCGGTTTTCTTAGCATATTGACTAAGATCACCAGTAGCTCCTCCTGCAGTTGCAGTTAATGTTTTTGTTTGTGCATTATAAGTTAAACCAGAACCGAATGTAATCTTATCTTGTTTTCCTTGAATAATAGCACTATTTTGAATAATATCGCCAACATTTTGAGCAGTCGTATAATTAGCTTTAGCTGCAAATAAAGTTTTAGCAGTATCTTTATCTAAGAAATTTTTAGCAATAATAGCATTATTAATTGCATTAGCAAAAGCCGGTGTAGTAGCTGCAGCATCTAAATCGCCGCGAGTGATATAATCACCACGAGTTTGAAAAACGCTTTGTGCAGCTGTTAGATCAAGTTTACCATTAAGATTGGTATTAATAGTATCAATTTTACCATTAATTTGGTCAATATCAGATTTATATTCTGTTTTAGTTACATAAGAACCACGCATCTGATATCTTGTATCTGCATAAGTTTCTTCTAGATAACCTAAAAGTCTATTAGTTAAACCGTCTGAAGTTACATATTGTCCTTTAGGTTGATATATATCAGACAATCCAGAAACTGCTGTATTAATTAATGGTTGAACTAAATCTTTTACATCTTGATCGCTCTTAATTTTAGATTGCAAATCTTGAATAGCTACAGTGTATGTATCGCGAATCCAATTAACAAATTCTACTTTACTTTGATAATTCGCGACATTCTCTGCCGACTTATCATCGATTGCTTTTTGTAAAGCTTTTTTAGCTTCGGCTAATGCCGATTCTTGATCGGTGATTAATTTAGTTAAAGAAGTCTTAGCTGTTTCAAATACTTGTTTATCGAGCTTACCATCAATTTCTTCTTTTGTAGCTTTTTTAGCTAACTCAGTAAGGATAGATTGAACGGCTGATTTATTTTGATTTACGCCAGATTGAATATTAACAATAGTCTGCACAGCATCTTTTACAGTGCCGAGTTTATCGTCAACAATTTTTTCAATAGCTGTTTGACTTAATGCAGTTCTAAATAATGCACGAGCATTATCAATTTCATTCTTAGTAGCAAATGTACTATCGGTATAAGTCTTAAATTCACCGATCTTAGTAACTATTTTTTTATCGACATCGACGCCTTTAATAAATGTACTCACATCAGACTTTTTAGCATATGTAGTATCGAGACCAGCTACTGCTGCTTGAATCGCCGCATTAACAGTTTCGGTATTAGAATAATTAGCTAATTCAGATTGTTGTACATAATGAGCAGCTTTAATCGCTGCAATATCTTCTTCATGTTTGCTAATTTTAATATTAGTTTGACTAAATACATCGTTATCGACATAAGAACCGATAGGTTGATAATATGTATCGGCAGTAGTTTTAGTAAGATATTCACCTTTAGGTTGGAATGTTTTAAGTTTTTCTTCGATTTGAGTAGCAACTACAGACGGAATTTTAGTATTTTCTAATGCTTTAATTTTATTATCGACTTCAGTCGTTCTAGCATTAAATACAGAAGATTCAACTTTAGTTGCCAAATCACCAGTACTTACTTTACTAGCAAGAGCCGTTTCGTTAGACGTAACTTTTTGACGTAATAATTCTAATTCACTAGCATTAGCTTTTTTGTCTAACTCTAATACCATTTCTGGTTTAGATACATATTTATTTTTAGTTACTAAATCGTTTAATACTTCTTTAACTTTATCCGCCACGGCGTTAGGATCGATTTTACCGCCTTCACCAGCTTTTAAAGCTAAGTTATTAACTTTAGTGGATAAAGCAGTAGCATCTTCAATTGCTTTAGTTAACTTAGTATTAATTTCACTAATAGATTGAGCATTATCTTGCGCCTTAGATTTGGCTTGTTGTGCCGTCGTATTAACTTCACGAACAGCAGAATCAGCTTTAGATTCAGCTTTTAATACGCGAGTTTCTACTTCGCTTTGCGTAATGATATTAGCAGTTTTAGTTTTTAATTCTTCTTTAGTAGCATATTCACTAAGAGCAGTAACATCGACTTTGCGACTCAATGCATTGTCGACTTGTTGCTTAGTATAAATCTTATCGAGTTTTTCTAAAACGGCAGCTAAGTCTTCATGTCCTGCTAATTGACGCGCTAAATCTTTTAATGCTTGTACAGTCGAAGGATCTAAAGTCGTAATTGCTTGAACTTCTTCTTTAGTGGCATAATTGCCTTTTTCTTGATATAAAGAATCGGCTAATGCCTTAGTTAATAAAGTTTTAAGTTTTTCTTCGATAGCCAAAACTTTAACTTTATTATCTTCAGCTAACGCCTTAGCATCAGTAGCCAACTTACCAGATTCAGCAGCTAATTTAGCTTTATTAGCAATTGTCTTTACATCTTCGATATTTTGATTTAATAACTCAGTTTTAACACGAAGTTCTTCTTTAGTCGGATAATTTTCTAAAACAGCCGCATTAGCTTTTTTATTAATTTCGATATTAGCCTTAAGAATGTCTTGTTTATTTTTTTCCACAGAAGCTTTAACAAGATCTAAACTATTATTATCCACTTTATTAGATAATAGAGTAGCTACTGTTTCTGTATCAGCTTTATGAACTAATTGAGTCGTTAATTCTTGTTTATTTTTTAAGATATCAGCTTTAATATCATTAATCGTGCTATTAACTATACCGATTTTGCTATCGGTAGCAATATCGGTAGAAGCACGAGAAGCAGCTTCAGTTTTAATAGCTGTATCTAAAGAAGAAATCTTCTGTTTTAAATCGTTAAAATCACCAACATCTACCTTACCTTCGATCTCGGATTTATCAGCTTTTTTAGATAATTCTTCTTTTGTCGCTAATTTTTCAATACCAGCTTGAGGTGCTGCTTTTTCTAAAGCTTTTTCTAATTGTTCTTGAGAAACTTTAGAATTTAAATCTGTAAGTTTAGCATATGTAGTCTCTGCATATACTTTAGTTACATACGGAGTAAAATCAACAATTGCTGCAACACGTTGAGCTAATTCAGTATCTTTAACAAAACCTTCGCCTAACGCAACAGTTTGAATTTTCTTTTCTAAATCTAAATCTTTTTGATTTAAACTATTAATAAAATCATCGATTCTAGCTCGAGTATATACATTATCTTTTTCGGCTTTTTTAGCAATCTCAGCAATACTATCCGGATTATCTTTTAATAATTCAAGAGCATCTTTTAAAGATTTTAGCTGTGCAGGTGTAACGCCTTTTGTCGCCAAATTTAATTCTTCTCGAGTCGCAAATGTTTCGGTAACTTTAACATTATATTTAGCAATACCAGAGTCGATTTTTTCGTCGATACGATTTTCTGTTACATAATCGCCTTTAGGCTGATATTGAGCGACAGCATCGACTTTACTCAAGAATGTAATAACATCTTGAGCTTGTTTAGCATTCATCATTGCTATGATTTTATCGATAGCAATTTTATTAGCTTCAGCTAATGCTTTATTAGAAAGACTCGTTTCTTTATTAACATCAGATTGTTTTTTAATATCTTCAACAGATTTAGGATCGCGCTTAGCACTAGGCGATGTAGGATCATATAGACCGTAAAACTTTCGGCCTGTATATTTTTCATCCATATATTTTTTGATCTCCTAATTCCAATAAATTAATTCTGCACTAAATCTATTCTTAAGATCTTCTATTGATTCTTTTAAACGCTTATCCACTTGTTCACGAATATATTGATTAAGTGCATCGCCAATTATTTTTAATAGTTGATCTAAAGTTGGTTGATAAATACGCTGGTTCATTTCGTCAACAAATTTTGTTAATTCATCGCGAACTGTAGCGCGTACTTCATTAAAGTCTGGCTTCTTTTTTAAAGCTTCGATTAGATCGGTATAAGTATTAATAGATTTATCATTCTTAAACTGTTCTAATACATCAGACCAGTATTCTAAGTCATGTACATCCGGTTTATTATTAACAACACGGATAACTTCGTTTAACTTATAAATAAGATATTGTATACTTGTTTCGTTCAACGAAGCCTGATCTATAAAATGTTTCATAGAAAAATTACCTCATAATAACATTAGTAATAACGAATCCCGAATCTGTAGGAGCTATAGAACATTCATCGCCAGAACGTGTAACCGTTACTCCAGCGCTTCGATATCCGAATACACTTGTCGAAATTTCACTTAACATAGAAACAGGAATTATAAGATCAATTGTTTCCGTGCCGTTATATAAACCAGAGACAACAATCTCAGATTTATCTTTAATTAAGTATGTGGTATATACACCTTCATATGACAAACTAAAACAGGTATCGTCTTCCAACAATACCTGTTCTTCGTTTACTTTTAATCCATTGGTTAACGATAAAGAATTATCGCCATATACAATTTTATTATTATCGATAAAAAATTTATCATTTAATTGCATATTATTAACCAATAAATTATTAGCATATAACATATCGATATGTTGATTCTTACCAATATACTCATTATATATATTACCCAATGGAATACCGTTAATTTCTAAGTATTCATTGATTCTATTATGAGCTCTGTTAATAATATTATCTACATTATTACTTAAAGTAATAATATTATCATTAACTGATTTTAACGAAAGTTCTTCCATATCGTATAACCTTATCGTACAAATACTTTAACAACGTTATAAACATTGTCAATTATTAAATTATTATCAATAATTTTAATTTCTACTATCCCATATCGGTCTTTATATAATCCATCTTCTTTTATAATAAATAAAGGTGAATAAGTTGAACCATCAGAAATAATAATATTGATTTCATGAAAATATGTTATATCAATTTGTTTAGATACCGGAACTTCAGTCCAAGTATAAGTATTACTTTTTTCTGTTAAAAATTTAACGCCGTCGATACTTTTATTAGATAATATATGACCATTTACATTTAACGTATTATTATTTACTTCAACAATACCAGATAAATTATTAACATTAAAGTCACTAATTGTATAATCGTAAACTTTATTTTTTTTATAATAAATAGAATCATCTATTTTATATTGTTCAACATTGTTATTATAAATAGTTTCTTCTAAGTCTTTTTTATTATCTTCTAAGTATCGGTTAATTTCATCAATTTTACTTTGTAAATCAGAAAGAGTAACGTTATCATCATTAATAATATTAATCATTTCGTTAACCTCGTTTCTTTAATACAAAATTATAATCAGACGTTAATTTACTGTTCTCTATTTTATAGAAATCATTTTTAATATTATTGCCATAATATTTGATAATAAAAGGAATTTTATATTGATCTTTATTTACTACTAAATAATATTCTCCTTTTTCTAAAGAATCTGGAGGATAATCTTTAAATTCCGGCATAGCTAAATCATATTGTGTTTTAGCAATTTTATCGTTATATCGTAAGCTGTCAGTAAATGTAAGTTGATCCTTACTATATTGTAATTTATTATCTGAAATTTCTAAAATATTATTGGCAATAAAACTATTATTAATATTAATAGTATCGATATCTAAACCATTTAATTCATCATTAATCGATAATATTTTTTCGTAAAAATCTAATATATTAGCATAATTATTATTTTGTTCTTTATAAGCTTCTAGATTATTTACTTTAAATATTAAATCATTAAGATTATCTCGAAGAGTGTTAATATCTATCGGCATTTAATAACCCACCCTTCAGCGTATTTAAGACGGAATTTAGGTCTATTGATAGGCATTATATAATATTTTTCCGCTATATTAACTTGAAATCTGCTATCGCCTGGATACTGAATTAAACGAGAACAAAGTTCTACGTTTCTAGTATTTCCATAATAATTATGGAAAGAAACTGACATATTAGTATCGTCGCCAGAATTATAATTCATAACATCATAACGGCGTTTAGAAGCATTTTTAACCATTAAGAAGATACCTTGATAGTTATCGCCAGTATTATATGCATATACTTCATTCCAATCGTTAGCATTCCAACTACCGATAAAAGATCCATCACGCCAAGATTTTAATTTAATAAAATTCTTATAATTAACTTGAGTAATAATATGTTTATCAGATATTAATCCTTCGTTATTCACTCCCATATATTGAACATTACCTTTAGTAATTTTAAAAGGCCATGTAGATATATCAAAATCACCGATAGTGAATAAAGTACCGTCAGACTCATTAAATTTAATTGCTGGACCAGATCCGACGTTAATAACTAAATTTTTACCGACATTAAGATCGTCGTAACGAACATATTTTTTCTCTTCATTTACAGGAGCATACTTATTATTAGCTTCTGATTTTCTATAAAAACTTTTAAGTTTTTCATTAATACTAGCATTTAACTGATCTGAAAGTCTAATAACGTAATCATTAATATGCGCTTTCATTTCATTAATTTTTTGAGTATGACGATTAATTAACCCGTTAATACTAGTTTCATCGATACCTTCTTTAAAATGATCGATAGCTTTTATAATTTCATTAATTTTTTGTACTTGGCTAACTACCGTTATTTTGTTTTTTAATTTTTCGATCATCGCCATAATACCTTTACTATTCTACCGTAATCACGGCTTTTAGAGTATTCCATAAATACTGGTCCAGTTTTCTGAGTTAAACGAACATATGTTGCGCCAACCTCAATACCGGCTACAGAGAATGGAGTTAAAAATTTAATCGGAACTTCTGCTCGACATACAAACACATAAGATGGAGCATACTTATGAACATTATCAAAATCTTTATTAGAATTATCATAATCTTGTTTTGTATTATCGACAATAATAATTAAATCGTTCCAATTGTCCGGAAGATTTACCGATCCATTTACATTTTCAATGTAGCTATTTGCTAATTCATTCCAATTACCATCAATTTGCTGTTCACCAGATAATCTAAATACGTCGCGACCTAACATACGTTCATTATTAGTATTAATATTATGAGCATACAACTCACTATTATCTGGATTAACAAATTTTAACCATTCACCTTCAGCAATTAACTTTACTCCATTAAGAGTCATTAATATATTGCCATTTTTATTAGCTATAATTTTATTATTACCATTAATAGTTAATTTATTGTTAGTTTGAAAATTACTATTTTTTAATACTACGTTTGTCAAACTTGATTTATTTAAATAACGAGAATCTTGTTCTTCTTTAGTTAAATAATTTTGAGACATAGAATTAAATGTGTCTTGTGATAACTGAATAGAACGATCTAGATCTTTTTTGGAAGAAATATATAACGTATTAATTTCGTTAAAACTTTTAATAAAATCGTCGACAGTAAATCGACCGGCATTAATATTTTTAACGAATTCATTAAATTGATCGGCTATCGTATTAATTTGTTGTGTCGTTTTATATGACACAGCTTGTGATTCTATTCTTTTTGCCATATAAAACTCCTATCGATAATACACAGCTTTAATGTTACCATTATATCCGTCTCGGCTATAAGTAACATTAATTTCGCTATTTAATAAACTAATTTCACATTCCATATCTTTATATTTAGGTAAACCTAATTGAAGTTCGATAAGAATATGATTAATATATTCATGCCCATTGTTATTACCGTCATGATAACGATATAATATTAACATTTGCCGAGCGCCTTGTTCATAAGCAATATTATAATTAACTCGTTTAACATTACGACTATTAGGTAATTCAATCCACGGACCAGGAGAAATATAGTTAACGTTTGTCATAACGACATTGCCGTTACTATATGGTACACCGTTTTTAATTTCGACTGGCACAGATCCGTTAGGTGCCGTTATTTTTAAATAATTAGGACGCACTTCTAAGGAACCATCACCAAATTGAATAATTGGACCGCTCGTATTGTTTAATTGAATATTGCCACTAACATTTAAATTACTGTCAAATGTTTCTTCTCTATTATCGCGAATAAAGGTTTTCAATAAAGAAGAGCGTGCAAATAATGAATCACTTTGTGTCCTAGTGTAATAATCATTAAATTTAGTGTCGATACTATTTTTTAATTGCTCGATTTTTTGACGAGCCGTATTAAGTAATGCTTGAATATCTCGTTTATTATTTGTAATAAATAAAGATAATATTTGCGTATCGACAGTTCTATCCGACATCTTTTTGATATCGGATAGTTCTTTATCGAATTCATTAACTTTCTTATTAATATCACTAAGACCAACGAGCTGACTTAGTTTTTGAATCATACTGTATCACCATGATTTAATACATCACTTTGTTGAGTATAATACAATACATAGCCGCGTTCAGGAAATACGCTATGTAATAAAATTTTATTATTATTATATTCTGGAGTGATAGTACTTAATTTTTTAGATGCGCCGTCAAAAATAACGACCTGAATAATTTCAGCGTTCGCAATATTCAAAGATAATTCATAATTATCTTCGCCTTGCTTTATCCACTTGTTACTACCGAATTCCATTTTTTCAATAATAACGCTTTTATTAATTTTATCGACAACGTTATCTGGTAATACTCGTTTACCATGTTTCAATAAAATCTCCCAGTCACTACCATTAAAACGATATAAAGATCCGGCAGCATCACCAGTATTAATAGCAACAATATTACCGACAATAGCGTCTGGATATGTAGTATATAATTCATCGACAGTCGACACACTATTTTTCCAGTCATTATGTTCATTAATTTTAGTAATCGTTGCCATTAATTCATTTCTTAAAATGAAGTCTTCTAATGGATGGCCCATAAATTTACGAGTATCTTCGCTTAAATCGCTTCGATCTGCAACAGCACTACGTTCAGATTGCGTAGCTTTTGCTGGCACTAAACTTCTGAATTTTTCTTCGAGAGTTTGACCATCATCAAAAACAACGGAAGAAGCTAACGTAGTTGGGTTAAACTGATCTTTTTGACCGGCTCCATTATCGACTAAAATTTTACCGTTTATATTTGCCATATTATGGTTTCCTTTTTAATATAAAAAAATATATTTTACAATGTTATATTACAACAATATTATAGCATAAAAAAAGAAAGCTTACTACAAAAAGTAAGCTTTCTAATTTATTATTGTGCGCGGCCAGTTGTCACTTTAGATTCTAAAATTTGAACCTTAGCTTCCAACGATTGAATACGTTGTTCTAGCTCTTTAATTTTAGCGTCTTCAGCGCCTTTGCCGCCATGTTTTTTGGTTGGGTCAAAAAGACCATAAAAACCACGATTTGCCATATTAATTAATCTCCAAAATTTGTTAACAAATTAAATTAACGACTACATATATATTACGCAGTTTATTTAACCATACTTACTTTTTTAACGATAATCTTAGAATCCGATTCTTTTTTACCAGAATAATAAGCAGTATGGTTACAACGAATAGAGCTCATATTAGCAAGATAAATTGAACTGAAGATAACGAGATCGATAGTAGCACCACCGCCTACATCGCCTTTACAGAAAGCCATTATATTTCCGCTTTTATCTTTACGTTCATCGATTTCTGTAATTTTAATTTTTACATTTTCTACTTCAGCATTGTCTAAAGAATACCATTCAGGAGTCTTAGTTACCGGACAATTAATAGTTTCCATTTCCATTTCCATAATAGCTTCGTCATTACATTGCCCGATATTTAATTCTTCGATTTTATCTTTACGTATAGCATGGAATTCATTAAGAAGTTCATAACGATTAGTATTAAATAGATCGAGCGCGCCCGACTTAATTAATGCTTCGCCTACTCGTTTATTAAATGCTTTTTTAGGCACTTTACTAAATATATCTTCAAGACTACTATAAGGTCTATTATTCACTATTTCAGGAATACTAGAATCTCCTACGCCTTTAATAGAACCCAACCCAAATAATATAGAATTTCCATTAGGAGTAAAATCAATATCAGAGCTATTGATTTCCGGAACCTTAACATCGATACCTTCCTTTCTAATCATCGGGATATAACGCAATAAATCTTCGACTGCTTGCATCGATAAGAATGCAGAATAGAATTGTACAGGATAATAAATTTTTAACCATGTTGTTAGCATGCTCATAAAAGAATATGCTACAGCATGACTCTTGTTGAAGGCATAGCTACTGAATCCAGAAATATAATCAAAATAATAATTCATTTCATCAGCTGTATATCCATTAGTAATAGCCCCTCTAATTTCAGGACCATATTTACCTTTAGGATCATACCAAGGTTCATTATCATTTTGTTCCCAGCCTTCTGGGCCTTCAATATTTTTTTTGCCATATATATGACAGCGAATCATCATTGGGAACATACTTGCTTTCTTTTTCGCAATAATTTTGCGAACAATTGAATCAGCTTGATTATCATCAAAGCCAGAAACTTGTTTTGCGATTTGCATCCAATTTTGTTATCGTAGAAGTTTTTTATCATCTACTTCTTGTAGTCACCTACAAGTTCAGCATACATTTTCACCCTCAATATGAGGCGCATATTTTTTATATGCGTCTAGCGAGCTTCACTAGCGTGTCGAACACTCGTGGGAGAATTATATTCTTATATGAATAAGGTTCATCTCCTATGCGTTACGGAGTCAAAGTCTTTTTAATTACTTTGATTTCCTCGGTGTTTTCTTTATGATAATATCCATCCTATCTCTTTTTCTTTTAAGATAAAATGTTGCATTCGAATACATATAATTATATAAAATTTTAGATTCTTTTTTGCTAAGTAAAAAATAATATAAATTTTTTAATTGCGTTTTCGGATGATTTAATGTTTTATATAAATTTAATTCATTCATTATTGATAATAACATTTCTTTTGAAGAAATAAAACCACTGCGTTTGCATTTTTTAACACATGTAATTCCATCTCCATCGAATAATCCTCTAATAAAATGATTTCTTAATTTTTTAGGGATTTTATTTGACATAACTTCATTCCCAAATTTATTAGTTTTAAATCCATAACTTTGTAATGTCATAAACATATGTTTAGAAGATATGCTAAAGCTTGTTTTTTCTGTAACACTTTTTACATTATAACATTTTGCATGAGTTATTTAATTTTTTGAATCAAGTACTTCTTTAAATTTATAAATTAATTCTTCATCTTTTCTACTACAAGCACATTTTATATAATATTGATTATTGTATGTAGATATATTACCATCTGCCATTAGATATCCCAAAAAATAAGCTTTTTCTTCTGTATCAATAATGTCAAAATAATGTTCATTAAATAAATTATTTGGACCTTTTTTTAACTTAAATCCATTTTCTGTTAATTTATTTCTAATTGTTTTTACATGAAAATTATATTTATTTGAAATTTCAATTGGATTTAATCCATTTTGATAATCGAAACATATTTGTTTTTCTAATTCAGATGTCATTTTATTCTTCTGTCTAATTTGAATATTACAATACTTAACTAATATTCTACTTATTGACGTTTTTGAAAAACCAGTTTCATTATGAATATCTACAATTCTATATTTTTTGTTCTTGTATAAATCTATAATTTTATCTATATTTTCTTTTGTATATGTTATTCTTTTTATCATATAAGATGTCCTCCGATTTTGCTCGATTCTATCTTATATATTACTATATAAGCTGCCGTATGTCAATCACAGCTGCTCTTGATATGCAATTATCCCGTAAGTATTATCTAATATATTTTCAATACCATGAATAGGATACTCAATACTTGCTTTTCCATTTTTACATGCAATATATTGTCTATCAAGTCCTGCGCTAAGAGGACCAGGTCTACCTATCGATGTAGCAACCGATATATCATCAAAAGAAGTAGGCTTCATATTTTTAAGCATACTTTTAAACATATCAGATTCTAATTGGAAAATACAATCGGTATGCCCTTTAGATAACATTTTATAAATCTTTGGATCTTCTAATTCAAAAGTCTTATATAACCAATCAACATCTTTATTTAAATGTTTTAATGTTTTCTCGATAATCGATAATGTTTTTAATCCTAAGATATCGAGTTTAGCTGTACCTAATTCTTCGCACTGAGTACCAGTGAATAAAGTAATAGTAACGCCATGATCATCTTTACGAGTCGGAAAATAATCAGTAACTTTACAAGGCATAGCTAAAATACCAGAAGCATGTACACCGAAGTTACGTTTTAGTCCTTCGAAGTTTCTAGCCAATCTGAATAATTCTTTATTTTCTTGTTCGAGCTTATTCCATTTATTCCATAACTGTTTCTCTTGTACATTACCATTTTTAAGATTATCATAATCTTTAAATTTTGGTTGAGGAGGAACAGCATCTTCCATTTCATCGATAGAGCGAGAAAGATTATTCATAACTTTAAAGTTAATATTAAGTGCTCGACCAACATCTTTTAAACCAGATTTTACACCTTGTTGTGTATATGTACCGATATGAGCAACATTATCAGAACCATATAAATCTTTAATATGTTGAATTACTTTATCGCGACCAAAGTACGAAAAATCTGAGTCCACGTCAGGCAAGCCAGTTCTATCAATAGTTAAGAAACGACCGAATAATAAATTATATTTAATAGGATCGACAAGTTTAGTAATACCGATACACCATAGCACTAGACTACCTGCGGCACTACCACGGCCCATACCTGTCATTACATCGTTATTACCTGCCCAATTAATATATTCACGTACAATTAGCATATAATCGGCAAAATCTTTATAATTAATAATATTTAATTCATATGCTAGACGTTTTTCATAATCATGAATTTTTTCTTTAATATATTCATGTTCTTCGGCTAATTTATATAAACCTTGATATGCTAATTTGCGAAGTTCTAATTTAGTATCGCCTTTAGCACCCGGAATTTTAGGCATTAATGGTACGTCACTACCAAGCTTAACTTCTTCGATGCTATCAGCAATTAATTGAGTGTTATGAATAGCTTCAAGATATAAAGCATATTTTTTATGCGCAATTTCACGTTCCGTTTCAGTCGCATTTAAAATGGCTTTAAATCCATCGCACATTTCTTCTTCAGATTTTAACCAATAATTATGGTCATATTGCATTCTATTTTTATCATAGATAGTAGTGCCAGTACCAATAGCAACTAATACGTCATGATCTTTATTATCACTCTTATTCACATAATGCACATCACTAGTGGCGACTAATTTAATATTATGTTTCTGCGACATTTCTAAATAAAAATTATTTACTTTGACTTGCAATTCAAAGTTATTAGGTTGTACTTCTAAATAGAATCGATCACCAAAAATATCTTTATATTCAAGAATTAATTCTTCGGCTTTTTTTAAATCTTCTTTTTTAATACAAGAAGCAATCATATTTGCTACGCAAGCAGATTGACAAATAACACCGTCACTATATTTACGTAACATTTCCATATCGAATAAGAAACGTCCGTTGTAGGTACATTTACTAGCGGCTTCGCTCTGCAGTTTAATTAAATTATTTAAGCCGACTTGATTTTGCGCTAATAAAATTAAATGATATTGACGAGTATCGTACATATATTCTTTAGTACGCTCTTTAATATTTTTAATACCTTTAACGCCTTTCTTACCGCTAACTAAATCATCGTGTTCTTTTTGTGTAATAGCCTTAGCTTCTAATGCTAACTTAGCAGCATCGACCCAACGATCTTCTATCGGCTTAGATAACTCATTAGTATCCCAAGTTTGATAACCTTCATAACCTAATATCGGCTTAATACCTTGTTTTTTACATTCTTTTTGGAATTCATAGATACCGCCCATATGATTATGATCAGTAATAGCTAAACTTTCCATACCGAGTTCTTTAGCTCTTGATACTAATTTATTTATATGACAATAACCATCTAAAAAGCTATATGCTGTATGCACATGTAAATGTGTAAACATGTTATCCCCCTTTAATAATTTCCGAAACTTTTAAAGTGAATAATTTGGGCTTCATAAAGTTTCGCTCAATTTCACCAGCTAATGAAATTCTATCGCCAACATCAATTCCTTGATTGCCTAATTTCCAAACCCAAATATCCATTTTTGTATCACCATCAAATACCGTATATTTAATATTTAATGGATTATTCCCGCTAGGCTTAATTGCTAGTACAGTTAAATCTTTAATAATAACTAAAGGTTTTTCAAATCCAGATTTATCGTAAGATAAAATATTAAAAGATTCGAACGATTCTTTGGTTAAATCTCTTAAAGTTAATTCTATATATTGTTTTGGTTTAACAACTATATCACCATTATCAATAGGCATAAAATTTAAAATTTTAGCCGTTAAGGCTTGTTTAAACTCTTCTACGAGTTCTTGGTATATAGCAAAACCACAAGCCGCTGCATGGCCACCATACGAAGCGACAGAGGGTTCTCCATATAATAATACATCAAGAGGATACGTATTACTACGTGCCGAACCATTTATAACCATTCCGTCTTTAACTCCGACGAATGATGGCTTTCCAGAATATTCTTCAAGTTTACCGGCTAATATACCGATAATACCATGAGGAATATGATCGAGAGCTACTAATGCTATACCGCTATCATCTATATATTCTTTCTGAATAATTTCGACATATTCTTTAGTTATTTTTTGACGCTGATTATTATATTCTTCGACATTAGCGCATATATCTAGCGGATCTTGCGTAACAGAAAATAATTTAATCGAAGACATAATATCAAACATACGAGAACAACTATTTAATCGAGGAGCAATAGTCCAAGAAACAATATCACCATTTATTTTAGTATTAGTTAATTGTTTAATAAAGGTGGATAAAGTGTTTGGAATATTATTAGCATCGATTTGATTAAATCCTTTTCTTACTATAGCTTGATTTACCATATTATCTAATGGCATCACATCGGCAATAGTTCCGATAGCCACTAAATATGTCAATCGACTACTTTCATAATAATTATATCCAAGTTCCCGTTCAACTGCTCGGCAAAAATAATATGCTACGCCAGCACCACATATACTTTTAGCCCAATGATCTAAATCAGATATATGTTGATCGACTATTGTAGTATCTGGTAAAACTTCTTGAGGAAGATGATGATCTGTAATTATAATCGGAATTCCGTATTTTTTACATAATTCAACTTCTTCCACCTTGGTGATACCATTATCGACAGTCATTAAAAGAGGCTTAAGTTTGTCTTTATATTCTTCATTTATTTTTTCTATAAAGGCAATACTTAAGCCATACCCATCGCTACGCTCTGGGAAATATACTTGACTTTTATTTTTACAAACTTTCGGTAAAAATTTAGCCATAATCATTCCGCTTGTCATACCGTCTACGTCATAATCTGCGTAAACATAGATATCGCGTCCTTCATTAATATACGACACAAATTCTTCTGCCGCTTGTGCCATATTAATAATCTCGTCAGTTTCATCAATATTAATTAGCTTATCTTGATCATATAAAATATTATATGCAGTCTCCATGGGGATTTGTTTTAATTCAAGGATTTTAGCTAACAATTCACTTATCTTTAAACGAGATCTGTACTCTTGTTTTGTAATCATGAGTAACCGCCTTTCATATATATTATATCATATATAAAAGAAAAAAGCGAGCAAAATTAATTGCTCGCTCTATGTTTTTTTAAATGTTTTGTTGTTAATCCTGTAGCTTTTTCAAGTTTTTCTAACGCTGTACGTCTAATACGACGATATGTATTTACATTCATATGTAACTTTTCTTGAATTTCGGCTGGTTTCAATAATTCATAGAAAAGCATAGAAATAATTGTTCGTTCTTCTTCAGTTAATTTGCTAAAAATATCGGAACAACAGATTCCCTTTTTCCAGCTATCGCTGAAAGAATCATTGTTAGTAATTGTAATCTGATCACTTAGATCTAACGAATGATGAACATTATAAGTCCCGATAACGCGATCTTCAAAAGAGGAGCGGTCATAATTATTATTAAGACGATCCTTAAGGTGCGCCTTTATGAACCTAAATAGCTCGTATCTAAATACATAAGATATATAAGTATTAAAAGAACGATTAGTCTTTTTATATTTCATAACCATTTGAGTAAATATAGCTTGTAGATCATTTTCTACATTAGCTTGTTTACCATAATTGTCACGGATTAAACTAAGACTGCGATTAACTTCGTTAAACTCATCCTTAGTTAAACGTTTATTTTGAAATACTTTATATCGTAATCCAGTATCGGCAATATATAATCCGATAAAATCTCGTGATACCTTATTATTTAAATATGTTTTATCGTGAAGTAATAAGTCTTTAAACATATTTAAAAATGGTTCGAATCGGATTAATAATTCTTCTAATAATTCATCTCTTCTTATAGCCGGAGTATTAGTATCTTGACATTCCAATACAATGGAATCAACTTCTTCCCAAGCTTCTTTTTGTCCCTCCAAAAAAGTTGGTTCAGACATTATTTTTTCTTTTTAGCTTTCCGCTTAATTTTTTTGATTTCATCTAGCGATTGCCAAGTTCCATCATAAAATTGTAAGCATTCTAATGTTAGACCTTCAAATTTATAGTCAAACATTTTTTTCTTTAAATTAAAATCGGCTGTAGTTTTACCTTTGATGTCGATAACCCTAATAGTTTTATCTAAATTAGTAACAACGAAATCTGCTATATAATTAATAGCAAGAATTCGCTTCGTTCCTTTTTTAAAAGCAGGTTGCAATTCATATTTGACTTGACGTTCAAATGAAAGGATTTCCTTATTTTTAATTTTTTGTTTTAAAAAAATATAATAAGAAGCTTCCATTAAACTATCAAATTTAATATCGTCGATAATTGGTTTATAAGAAAAGTACCGACTTTTCTTAATTTTATCTTTAACTTGTGGCAACTCAAAACTTTTAATTAATTTATCTTTAATATACTGTGTCCATAAAATATGCGTATCACGTAATGCTTTAGTTTTATAAGTACAGCCATCTATAGTATAAGCCATTATTTACCTGTAAATGTTCTTGATAATTCGGGAATAAATCGGCTCTTACTACTTTCTTCTCGAACGGGGAAATAAATTCCTTGTTCTATACCTTTTAACACATTATTAGCAATAAAATTTAATCGTTCGATACTGCTAATATCACGATAACAAATAAATGTTTTATTTGTTTTAGCATAATAAAACATAACACCACTTAATTGAAAATCAAATGCATCGTATGCAGCTTTCCAATCTAGTGTACACTTAATATCACTATCAGCTTTATCTTGATTGAATACATGATCATATACTGGATAGAATAAAAAATATTGACCATGTTCATAAGCGATCGGTCCAATATCGACTTCGATACTACCGTTATCAAACTTTAATTCATATATATGACCAATACTAACAATATTTAATTGCTTTTCACTACAATAATTATATAGATTATTTAATTGATTAATACCTTTAATAGTATCTTTCGGAGTAATTCGATGAGGAATTTCGTTGAATATTTTATCTAGCATTTTAGTTAATTTAGGCATCGTAAGAATATTTTTCTGTGCGATACTACCTAAAAATGTATATGAAACATCCAAAAGAGATGACCGCAATGTACGTTCATCTATTGGAATTGTAGTATTATATTTTATATTATAATACCAAGGACTATCTAAATAATCTAAGAATTGATTGCTATTTATCTTTACCATAATGCATCAATGTTAATAAATATGCTTCATAGAATACTTGATCTGGAGTATTCGGAGCTGGACGTAATAAAGGAATTTCACTATTTGGGCCTTGTAATGCTTCGACAGCTTGACAAATTTTTTCTTTAAAATCAGAAGCAACTAATAATTCATCGTCTTTAAATTTTTCGACAAATTTAGAAATAGAATCACGAACTTTAAATAAATGACTATAATGCTCTACTTCGAAATTTTCATTTAAAGCTTTTACTGTTGCATATCGAGCTGCTAGTTCTAGGATATCTTTAATAACTTGCATATTAGGGAATCTAGAATCAACAAGTAAATCAACATGACTAGTCCAAGACTCTAAAAAGCGTTCTTGGCTAATATGAGATAATTTTGCATTTTGTTTGAATTTTTGTAATACGTTTTCGTATACAGATTGATTCATTTTAACCTCTTATAATATTGTTAAAACGTTCGGCATCTTCTGCTGAACATTCTGTTACATGTGAATATTGTGGAATAAAATAAAAGAAGCTTCTACCTTTAAATTCGCTTCGCTTATTTTTTGCCCAATCCAATTCAATAATTGGTTGAATATCTTGACTTGTTTCAACGTTATAAAATACTTTCGCACTATTTTTATTCTTACTCACATCATTATGAACTAAGAATACAACGCTGGCATCATATTGGTATCGTACCGATTCTTTTAAATCGTCTAAAGAAGGACGACCGGCATGATTAAGCTTACGAAGATGTGCAGTGCCAAATACTGGAATTTGTAATTCAGTATTGGCCATTTGCTTTAACTCTTCAGATAAAGCTTCGTGTCGTTCTTGTGGCTTAGAAAATGTACGATTTTTAAATTTTAAATCTGATAAACTATCGATACCAATAATAATATTATTTTTATCATCTAACGACTTGACAAAATCTTGTGCGCATTTTGCATGCTCTTTTATATCTTCAAAAGTGCGCACTTTAGTTCCGTCGGTCAACATGAATTGTTGACTCTGCTCCTTTAATTTTTGAATACCATTTTGACGCGCTTTTAATTGTGCACGAATAGCTTCAAAATTTTGTTGCTCTTCGGGTGATCTTGGAGTAGCCGCAATAATTTTTTCATAGCGTTTAGGCTTTTGAGCTACAGAAATAGGAATACGTTGATCCATTGCAATTATACGTGGAATTACTTCGCCTACAGTATCGTCCAATGTATAATAAATAGCGAACAAATGATTTTTTTCGTTAGTGCATAAATCTTTTAATAGATTAGACATAACAGCAGTTTTACCACCATTTGATTCGCCAGCAAAAATATATAGCCCTTTAGTTAAACCGCTAAGATTCTGATTGAATTGTTTAAATCGTTTGGTATCATATCCCTCTTCTTCGTCTTTAGAACTTTCAATTTCATATTCTTCATACGTAGCGAGTGATTCTTCAAAAAAGTTCATATTACTTACTCCCATCTATATATAATCTTATCGGTTCCACTTCTATGATTATCATAATACATATTTTCTATTCTCTCTAAAGTATCGACTTCATAATTACTTAAAGCCAATAAAGAATTAGCTTCAAAAGCATGATCGTCAATTAAATAAAGAATCACATCTAAAGAGTTCATAAATTGGTGCTTATATCTTAATAAAAGATAATCTAATGAACCTAGATCTCGATTCATATCTTTAATAATTTTAGAGTTAGCTTTGCGATAAAAATAATTAAGTACATTCTGTTTAGTATAAGAAATTTTAATTTCTTTAAAAAACTTTACTGGTTTAATTACAATATCTGAACTAATAGATAACATTGGTGGTTTTGATAAGATTTGCAATTCAGGATGAAAATAATATGTATCACGTTCGATTAAACCGTTCCATAATTTAGACGGTAAATCTTTATATTTAATCGACTCTTTTTTTATTTTAGATAAAATATTTATAATGTCGCCTTCATTATAATTATTATCGTATAAATAATCGATTGTATATTGTGTGATATAACTTTTTTCAGTTGAATATCCTAAGATATTTTCTTCATACCAAACCGAATCAATCATTTGAACCTCCATTAAAATAGTATCTTCTTTTCAAAATATATTATAGCATAAAAACAAGGTCCAGACAACTAGGTCCGGACCTTATTAAACTCTATACTATACATTGCACTTTTAATTGGAATGTCAGCATAAAATGTTTTTGTATTTTTACTTAATTGATTGATAAAATTATTAGTATGAGTTTCGATAGGATACAATAAATTACCGTTAGAATAATAACTATATAATTTAATATCCGCTTCGCTGCAAGTAGTTTCGTGTCGGCTATATCGATCGCTAACACCATCGCTAATTTGATTAGATATAATTACGCTGTCACCAATATATTTAATTAAATTTTGATAATCATTTCGAATTACGATATTACTATTTTTAGTATCAAAATTTGCATTATATAAATATAAATGACGTAAACCAAAAGGATACAAGCCAAGATTATTAGCAAACGTTAACTTAAAAGATAAGGTAAGCGTTTTAATGCTATAAATATTATCGAATAAAATACGAGTATCTTCTAAAGGTTGATCATAATTAATAATAACTGCGTTATTAGATAATTGAGTTCCTGCATTAGTAATAATCGTAATCGTTTTTAAAATAGCGGCACCAGCTAAGAATGGAGATAATTCAATAGCATTGCAATTAGCTGCACCAATTAATGGATTATTAGGGAAATCAATAGTTAATGTTAAAATATTTTTTTCGTATTGTGCAAATGTTGGTAATTTATTCGTGATTGTATCGTGCTTTAGCACGTCTTTATATTCATCACGAAATTCATCGTTAATTGCTACTGATGCGGAATTTTTAAAAATATATCCGACAGATGAATTAAAATTAAATAAATTTTCTAAATTACCGATAACTTTGGGGTGGATACAATTTCCGTAAATATCATAATTAGATTTATTATTTAAGATTTTATTAGTATCGACAAATAAAATTTTGTTTGTATTAAAAATATTTTTACGATTTGCAATTTCGCCATCGAATGTTAATTCATTAATTCGGTTAGATTCTTTTAATGCGTCGAAATTTTTATTTAATTGATTGTTAAGATAATTATTATATTCTAAAACGGCATTCATAATTTCAATTTTTTTATCATAAGAAGAATGTCGTTCTGTAATACTATTTTGTAAATTATTGTAATTATTTTGCATATTATTAATAAAATCTACAAAATACTTTGATGTATTTTTAACTTCCATGAATACCGCCTTATACTAAATAAGTAAACTTTCTATATATATCAGCTGTCGTGTTCTTATGAACAATATCATGATAAATTATATCGATAAATTTATTTTGTTTCTCGACTTCGTCTAATTCTTTTTCTTTGATAAGAATTTCGTTCCATAAATTATAATAATTTAAAACAAATTTATCATATTCCCATGGACCATTATACCTAATATTGTAATTGATCATTTTGATTATACCTATTTTGTTTAACAGCTAACGAATTAATTTTTAAATGTTCAGCTGTTGGATTATCAATTACAACAACTGGATTTTCATATTTAACTTCAGTATCATATATTACAGACTCTAACATATATTCATATACATTATCATACGATCGCTTAGAATATAATCGATTATTTTTAATTAAGCATTCTTCAACTGCGCAAAAGATCATACCGTTAGTATTAAAACTAATATGACTATATGCCGGCATTTTAAATACAAAACGCTGAATTCTATTTTTAATAGTTACTAATTTATTATTAATATTAGAACTAATTGGTTCTAATGTAAAATTAAAATCGATTGAAGTTCCATTATACACATATAATTCTACTTCATATTCGTCAGGATATTCATTACGATTATATTTACCGATATCTATATATTCACCGGAAACTTTAATCATATTTTTACCGGCATATAAATAATATTGTCCACGATATGAATTATCTGGATTATAATCCAACATAAATAATCCTTTATATTTATTTTGAGGATCTAACGTAATAAAATGTGTTTTAATAGTAGGCTTGCCAGGAACTATATATAAATTTTCATTATTTTCATAATTAGAAATATTTTCTAAAGGATTTAATTCTAAAATAACATTAGAATTATTCATATCGAGATTAGCAAGAAAGGCTAATGAAGCACCAGCATAAGTAGAAAAAGATGGCAACTTAATATATGATTTACCATTCTTATTCGTTATATCAAAATTATTTGCTTGATATACTAATGTATCGCCTAATATAGCAATAGTTTCAAGTTTGCAGCGATTATAATATTGATTAGCAATTCGATTTAAATTATCTAATTTAATATTTACCATTTCTTTTGTTTTATTAAACTCAGTAATAGTAAGTTCATAAACAATACGATATAAAATCGATAAATCATTATAAAGAATACTTAATTCGTTATTAAAGTCATCGACATTAAATTTAGCGCCTTCTTTAATATATTTATGTTTAAATAAAGCAAAATTAAAATCATATTCTTCTAATAATGTTTTTAAAGAATCTGGCTTTAAATATTCACCATAGGAAAGAGATTGATCTATTAATTTTTGTTTATAATATTCTAATTTATAAATTTGATCTTTATACATTATACACCTGCTTTCCTAAACATAATTTTAAATTAGCTAAATATGGAGAATATTTCAGCGCAGTCGGGATAACTAACGCCACCTGCAAACTATTAATTGGTTCATTAATATATGTTACATAATTTTCTTTAACTGGAGTTTGAGAATATTTAATTAATTTAATTCCTTTTTTATCGCTATTAATAGGAATTACTTCGTAATTTTTACCATTAATAATTAAAACATATTTAATTTCATCAGTTAAATTATTTTTTACGAAGTCTGGGATATATTCATTAACAAATATACCGGCAGAAATAGCACGTCCAGAAGTAATTATATTTTCTGTAGTACCGCTGCCGCTATTAAACATGACACGTCGAGCTTCGACTTCATTTATTCTTATAATTTTTCTATATGTATTATTAAAAACAATATCGTTAATTTTAATTTTATTGTTTTCTACATAATTACTTTCTAAAGTAATTCTAATATATTTTGTCGTTGGAAAAATTAATGCTCCGCTACCGTATATATAACTAAAATTAGAATATGACTGATCAACATTGTTAGGAGAAATATTTCCTTCGAATGTCGTAATCCAATTTAAATTATCACTTGATATTTCAATTTTTGTTACCGATAATTTTACATCATCAGTAAAAACTAATTCATTAATACCTAATTCATTCTGTGCTTCAAAAGTTAATTGAACAGTACAAGATACATCATCAATATTAATAATGTCGCTCTTATTAGTTGAATCATAACTAAAAATACGACTATATTCCCAATAAGTATTTTTAATATTGTCGTACATATATTTTTCGTTTGCGGTGTTAAGTTTATCTTTTTCGAATAACTGATCGCTTTCTTTAGATACGACATAATCATTTCCGACATATCCATTACCATTAATATTAATTAACCTAACATCAACTTTTTCTTCACTGGCGACACTTGCTGTTAAACAATTTTTATATTGGTATAACGAAGATTTAATTTTAAAATTATTAGCACTTAACGGAATAATAGTATTAAAATCATTGATATTTCCACATATCATATTAACATCACGAACACGTTCTTCTTCGGCTTTTAATTTTTCGTCAATAGATTCTATTCTATTATTAACATTTTCCATTAATGATTCGATTTCATATGCCGCATCAGTAATATTAAAATTTAAATTAAGTATATCGAAAGAGGATTCCAATATATTTTCATTAATATTATCATATTTAATTTCATCTTCTTTATTAACATAATGAGGAGTGAATAAAGGGATATTAGGAGATTGGATTGACTTTAGCTTATATGTATTAAACTTTTTTTCGTCGGCTAATGCTTGGAGATATGAATGTCGAACAATAGTATTTTTTAAATCTTCCATTCAAGCTTACCTCCATGAGCATTAACTATAATATTATTTACTTGTACCGGTAAATTACCGACGTAAATTCTTTTAATTATTTTGACATAAATTAAATTACTGTCTGTTTTAATTCTTTTGCCGCTTTCTGGGACATAACTAACAACTAATAATTTATTGTTATTTTTAATCTGTTCATCTATTTGATTGCGAGCATTATTAAGTTCTTTAACATTATTATATACATTAAATACAGTAATACCACTAGAACTAATTTCTTGAACTGTAATTTTTTCTGTTTTATTGACATCAAATCTTAATGGTAAACCATAAAATAATTTTTCATATAAAACATTGTTTTGATTATATGGTAAAATTGGCTTTTCTTTTCCATTATCCACTATATAAAATTCAGTAGAAAATAGATCCCGATTGTTTAAAGAAGAAAATAACGTAACATAATCACATTGACCAATATTAATAATTTCACTATTAATACCAGAAACATTATTAGCATTATTATATTGAAATTTTAAATTATTAATACCAAGCTTATAACTAATAACATCTTGTTGAATTAAATTAGAAGGTTTAGCATTTCTGGCAGGAATAGGATTAGAAGTCGTACTTATTTTATTATTTTCGTCTAAAGTTATACCAGTATCTTTAACGGTTAACTTACGACTAATTTTTACTTCTTCTGCCATTGCTTTCTCCTATATATTTAGTTACATCATTTTTATAATAAATTTCAGCCATTTGCTGTTCTTTTGCTTTTTCAGTATCCTTATTAATTTGATTAGTTCCTGTATAAGCATTATCCATAAAACCTTTATATTGCTTCTTTAATATTTCTTTTGTTTCTGTAGTAAAATCATTTGTTTCTAAAGTAATGAGAATAACAGATACTTCTATCGGATTGAAATATGTATTAAAATTATATTTTTGAATTGCGTTATTTACAGTAAAAGAACCGTTACAATTAATCAAATCACAAGACACATAGTTTAATGTTACTGGCTCCATTAATTTTATCATAAATGTAGCCACTTTTTTATTATTTTGTGTTATCGCATCTTTGTTAAAAACAATAATACAAGATCCTTTTTCTTTATCGATTTCTACAGAATATGCTTCTTCTGCCGAAACGTTCTTAAATAGATCGATTGCACCATTTTGTTGATTGATATAATCGATAGTTCCTATAATTGTATTATCTCGATCTCGAACTTCTTTTTCATAGTTAAGTTTTACTGGATATGATATAAAATTTTTATTTTGATATAAAGAATAATTTTTTTCGATATATTCTAACTTTTGCTGAAATTCTTTATATTTCTTATCCACTACATTATTTACATACTTAACCATATACTCATTACAGTCTTGAAGAATTCTTGTCGATTGAGTAAGATCGTTTAATGCTATTTGTATATTATTTAAATATTCATTAAATTCTACAGAGTTCATAACTTTAGAAACATCTAATTGTGGAATTTTAATTCCTTGTTTTAAAGTATTTAATTGCTCGTTAAAATCTTTGCTATCTTTTATCATTTTTATACCTTATACAAAATATGCCGAGAGCTTTTATGCTCCCGGCATGTATAATATATTTTATTCAAAATCAGAAGCAAAGCTTACTGTAATTTCTTTTAAAGCACCCATTTGTTCTTGCTTAGTAACTGAGCTATCGCTAAGTTCTGGATTTTCCCAGTATACTTGAACTTCAAAATCATTATAATCTACAACTCGTTGATTCGCTTCATATAATGGAGCTTCAAAAATTAAACGATCGCTTACGCCATCCATATATGTATGAACATCTTTAACTACTTCTGTTAACGGAAGAATAAAACGTTTAAATTGACCTTTAGTTAATACGCCATCTTTAAACTTATATTCTCTAGCTTTTAATGCTACTACATAGCCAACACGATAAACCGGATCGTTATCATTAACAAGTACTGGAGTTTGTGTCGTTACGGATTCTGTGTTAAAACCTTTAATTTTAACTACGTTTTCACCGATAACAACATCGACTGGCATAGAAATGTCACTGATATCGCCGCGACGCAATTCCATTGGCTTATTAATTTCTGATTTTAAACTTAATTCATGCACTGAATTAATTGTAGCATTTTTTGCGTTTCTTTTCAAGTTAATAGATTCTGTCGTAACAATAGAAGGACTTGTTGCTAAACTTGTTTCATAAATACCTTCACGTTTAATACGAAGCTCTACTCTAGCTTTAGAAGCTTGTTGTAAACGACGATTATAGATATGTGCGCTATATAATCCTTCGTTAACAGGACTTGGTTGATTTGTTAATTTTTGTTGAGTAACAAATTGGAAATATAAATCTTTTTTCTTAGTTTCATCAGATTCAGTTAATGCATGTTTAACAGATGTATCTGATTGACGTTCATAATCATAGAAAATATTATTAGATTGAAGATCATTATTTTCATGATTAATTAATTCAAGTTCATAATAATTTTCTGTATTAACTTCTAAAAATTCTACGATTAGACAATAACGAGTAGGATCTTGATAATAATTATCTGGTAAAACAGGATATTTACCATCTTGTTTAAAACTAAATTTAACATATTGGCGATCTACTGTTGGGCTAATTGCCTTAGGTTGAGTCTTAGCAAAGAATTTAAATTTATTATCATTTGCTAATTTAGAAGCCGCATATAATGCTTCAGCATGCTGACCATTTTTAAATAGATCGACATCATCTGCTTGAATTAAATAACAGTTGATAGGGCCAGGATTACCATAAGCTTTTAAACAAAGTTCTACTGTTTTTAAGAATCCTGTCTTACCTTCACTAAATTTAAGTGTAGTAGCATAACCAAACCCAGGTTTCATCATTTTAACATATTCACGATGAGTATCGTCTGTTTCACCAGATGCATATTCTTCATCTCCCATAACTGTTTTTAATGGGCGAGCAAATAAGAAATCACCGTTAAAAACAGAACCGTAGGATTTTTTAACTACATAATATTCTGCATTTTGTACAATAACAGAATTAGCAATATTTCTATCTAAAACAATCTTATGATTTGCATTATCGACAGAAGCAACTTGACGAATACATTGTAACCCAGTGCCGCTATTAATAACTGCAATAAAATCATATTGACTAAATTGTTCCATATCAGTGCTAGCAGGGAATGTTAATGTATTTTTATCGCCTTGTACGACGCCTTGAGTATTAACTAATTCTTTATTTAAATGAACTTGTGAATAATCATGGAAGCAATCATAAAATCCATCATAATATCCAATATCTTTTACATAACCATTTTTAGCTAATTGGCCACGCAATTGATATAGTTCGTCCCTAAGGGACAAAATATCTTTACCAAATTTAGATTTAATATTATCTGTCCTTTTAGTAAGGCTATTACCTTTAGTAACAGTCATATAGTCAGAAGCTGGGACGCCACCAAGCTTCAAACTATTTTCAACTGTATCACGATCATTTTCAATGCTTTTAGCGACACGGTTGGCAGCAACGCCACCAACTTTATCTACATCGTCAGCTTTTTTATCGCTATGATCATCACGATAAACTAAATTACCTTTAGCAATGATTGCTTCGGTAACTGCGTCCATATCTATTTGATTAATAGAAACTTTAGTAAAATCTTGTGCCATTAGAATCTCCTAAACACGATAATCGTATGTTATATAATGCTTAATACTAGTAGTATATTCAGACTTACCAGTGCGCTTTTTCCATGCTTCCATTTTACCAGGATTTTCAAATAAATCAATATACAATGGATCATTAGCTAATAATGTTGCAACTTGTCTGTCTGTAAATGTAATACAACTTTTATATTTATTTAGTATATATCCATTTACTATATTACGACTTAAACCAGTAAATAAACCATTGATATAGAATAATACTTCGTCTTTAGATTCTAATACTTGAGGATCAATATCATAATCGTTAATCGGGAATTCAGGAATTCGATTATAACGCATTTTAAAAGTATGTTCTTTGCGTTTATAATCTTGACGAATTTCAATCGTAATTCTGTCTGGTTGATGATGGTTAATTACATATGTCATATCAGTATTTTTATTAAAGAAAGATTCTTTTGGATAATTAGATGTTGTACCAATATAAGGACGATCAGAATTAATAATTTGAATTGTTTTATTACCAATTAATGTCCAATCTTCTTTTGGTAAACGAACACCATTTCTATATATAACTAAACGACCAGGATACAAATATAATTCTGTTTGTTTAGGAATTTCATAAACGTTAGTACCGATTGCATTTTTATTATCTAAAGTAATAACGTCCATAACTTTAGACGCGCCAGTTTCAATTTGTTCGATTGTGTAATGAATTCTTTCATTAACTTTAATCTCATCAGGTCCGTTTATGAACTTAATAGAACGTCCATCTTCATTTTCTATATAATCAATATCTAAAATTTGACGAACACCATTTCTAAATACAGTTAATGAATTTACACGAGGAGAATATTTATCGTATTCTATATGATAAGAACGATTAGTAGTATCATTAGTATCACGAATAAAATCACCAATTTTAATAGCATTTTCGCTATCGCCAGCAAATTTATAAGCAAAGATATCGATAGAATCTTCTGGCAACACCGGAGCATTCATTTTAATAGAAGATACTGTATTTTCATAAGAAGTACAAATAGATTTAACTTCTCTAAGTTCTTTATCAGTTGCTAATCGCCATTCTTTTTTATAATCGTCATAAATTTGAACTGTCGCAGAATCACTAACATCATCTGGCATAAATAAAACAACTTCACCATCGGCTGTTTTAGGTTGTCGTTCAGCAGGAGATACAGGAGAAATTAATGGTTGCTGATTACATAAAAGTTTGCCGTTTTGATATACTAAACTATCGCTTAACGCTCCAGTATAGTATGTTCCCATAGTAGTTGCATTGTCAAATAAACGATCATCTGGATCTCTTAACAATAAATATTGTTGTCCGGGGAATAAACCATCTTTTAAAGTTAAATAATGATATTCTTTATTCCAAATAATATTCTTAGGATTAATTAACATACCATCTAAGAATAAAATAATTTCGTCAGTATTTTTAATTACAGCAGGATCATAATAAATAGAATTATTACCACTATGATTAATTTGACCTTGTTGAATAATTAAAGATTGCTCGCCTCTATTATATACAGCTGTTGCATCTAAATTATCGTCGACTTTATTTAATGTACGATTTGTACCGCCAATAATATTGCTATCGAATCCTACAGTACCGGTAGCATATGAATTTTCTTCGCCAGGAATAAATGTTTCGATAACTGTCCACGGCATATTAACTTTTGCACGAGGCACAAAAATTTTATCGTCTCTAAAAATTAAACCGCCAAATACAGGATGAATTAATTCACCGGCAACGAATACTAACGGAGATTTAAATTTCTTATGTAAAGAAATAATCCCCATATTGTCTAAATTAGTTTCGACAATATAACCGGAATCTTTTACGAAGTTTTTAAATACATGAACTTCGTCTTCTTTATAAATTTTATCCTCTAATTTTACGAGTTGATTTTTTAAATCGACATCGTAAAATTTTTCTTCGAGCATTAAGCCATCAAAGAATAAATTAATAGATTCTGGAAGACTAGGAACGTGAAAACCTTCAAACAAGTTACCGTTATTTAATTTTTTAAGAGAACCGGTATAGTTAATCCAGTTAAAATCATAAGTTACAGCTAAAATATAATCATAATTTTGAACTGTTCTATAATTTAAAGAAATCTTCTTATGTAAGATTACATAATCGCCGAAACGATTATCTGGGTCATCTTTAATACTTCTATCTTCTCTTATGTCTTTATTGTCGACAGTAATTTTATCGGGCTTTTTATAATTAATATCGGGATTTAATTGAGCGTTAATATCATCGATTTGAGGAATACCGCTAGTGCTACTAACGGATCTAGCAGTACTATTTGTAATTCCAGTATCGACTTTTTCATAATAAGGATACAAATGATCGCCCTTATTTTCACCAGCTCTAAATCCATAAAATTCTGTATTATTAGGATCGATATTAATGATAGCATTTGTATTGCTGTCGTCTTTATTTATTTTAAATAAACGCTTAGTAATATTCGATAATTTTTGAGCATTAATATGTAAAGCACTAAAATTTTTACCTTGTGCTTTAATTGTTGGATATTGAAAGCAAACAGAATTGACTTTCTCATAATCATTAACTAAGCTATTTTCAATAAAGATTCTATCATTTACAACACTAGGAATCACATACTGTGTTCTATGATTAGGATCGATAGAAAAATTCTTTTGAGGTGCAGTAAAAGGATCTTCCCAATTTACATTATATGTATCAGAATTCTTAACGGCATCATTATTTTCAGTATCTGCTTTTAATTTTTTATTATATCTTTCACTATCCTTAGTTTCGATACTAGGAACAGTGACATTGCCAACAGATAACAACGGACTTACTAATGCAAAATCAGCAAAAGCAGCTTCATTAAATTGAGCATCATTAGCAGGAATAGATTTAATAGGTTTCCATTCGCGACCATCGAAATACATCATAATGCCATTATAAATCCATAACTGACCTTTAATTGGATTTACTGGAGTTGTTTCTTCTGTAAGATGAGTAATTAATTGGAATTTGTTATCGAAAACATTAACCCATTCCTTTTTTACCCCATCATAATATTTTAATTCGTTAGTTCTATCTTTACGCCATAATGCACCGTGAATAGTATTATCAGGTACAGCTTTAGAACCGACAATTTTTTCTTGTTCCGTGATATCTGGATTAATATCTTTGACAGCTGTAAAGATATCGTACATCTCTTGATTTAAAAGTTGTTCAGACCCACGACCTTGTTTAAATGTTCGATTTTTCTTCATAAACTATCCTAACCCAAATTCTTTGGAGCAAAAATTATATATTGAAATTGTATATTAGCGGATCCAGTATTGCCAACATAAATAAAGTTAGCGTCTTTTTTAACCCAAACTTCACCGACTCTACCATTATTTTTATATAAAGGTTTAATCGAAACATATTCTGGCGCTACACCAATGTTTCTCTGATTATGAACTCCATGTGGAATCCTTACTTCGTTAGAATTACCAGCAAATGTACCGATACCTGTTTTATAAATAATAGTATTTCCACCAAATAGTCTATATTTATTATTATGTTTTAAATAAAAACGACCTTCTCCACTATGATAATAAAAAGGTCTATCGTCGCTGTCGCCTAAATGTTGTTCAGTAATTACAGCTTTATCTAATTTATTATTATATTTATTTTTATCTTCTTCTGAAGTCCAACGATGATTATTATTAGATTTAATTGTATTAGCAAATAATTTAGTTTTTTTAAGTTCTTCAATACTTATAAACTTATTTAATAATCCTAAATTTTTAATTGCTTCATTTTTATCTAACAAATCACTTAAATTATAAAAGATAGAAACAAAGGAAGACAACGCGACTTCCTTTATTTTATCTTTTGTTTTTATAACCCATTTCATCGATTAGCACTTCCTAACGGATATACAATCATACATTGAAATGACCCGGTAAAAGAACCTGTATTATATACATTGATTGCTTCAGTTGTATATGTTACAGAAATTTCACCTAAATCACCGCCAGTATATTCTGTACATTGAACATCGACAAATATAGGTCTTATAAACTCACCGTTTTCATTTTGTTTTGTGTTACGAATAACAGTAGCTTGAGAGTTACCAGAAAAGAATCCGTTGATAACTTTTACATTATCAAGTGCAGAAGCACCACCAATTAATACATTTTTATTGTTTAAACCGATATAAAATTTTTCATTTAATTCATCGTAACCAATTTGGTTTTCTTCCAAATGATCTTGATTTGCAATCGGTTTATTAAGTTTATTATTCCATTTATTCTTTTCAGCATCAGTTACAAATTGATGATTAGAATCTGTAACAATATTTTCCGGAGTAAAAATATCGGGTAAAAATCCAGATTCAAGTGCTTCTTTAGAAATAAATTTATCGTATAAGCCTAAATTAATAATAGCAGCATTTTTATCTTTTAAATCAGAGAGATTCTTATTTCTATCTAAAACTTCATCCGAAGAAATTTGAACCCACTTTTTAATATTATCTACATAAACATTAATGTTCATAAAGAGCCTCCTATGCTACTGGTTGTCCGACTACACGAACAATTCGACACATAGCTGGCAATCCTTCTTTACCTGTTAATGTATAAGCCTCAGGAAGAATGATTAACATAATATTATCACAACCGACAAAAGATTTATCGGCGATAGTTTTTACTGCAGGCAATGAAACAGTTGTTAAATTCGGGCAATTTTTAAATGCTGTAGCACTTATAGTTGTAACACCAGGAAATTCTAAATTTACGATAGAATCAGAATCATGAATTGCATTTGTCGCAATACTAATATATTCTGTTTTAGCACGAGCAGCTGTTTCAGAATATGTATTAGAAATAGCATTTGCTTGCAAAATAGTATTAGAACCAGAATTACTTAATTGAACAAAATCAGTCGATACTAAATTTTGTACTGGTAATCCAGAAAGATAATATAATGTATTAACTTTTTCATTAACTCTGTTTCTACTTAATTCATTAGCATAATTAGCAGATTGAGAATATGTAGTAAATTGAGAGTTTACATTACTTAATTGAGCTTCTGCAGATTGAGTTTTAGAGTTGAGTAATTTAACTGCATTATATAAAGCAAATAAAATTTGAGAATATGTTGCTCGATTGTTAGTAGATGTGCCTGTTAATAAACTTTGTATATACGTTTGAAAATCAGAATTATTTAAGATATTATATGTACCAGCGTAAGATGCGCCTAGAGTATTAGCAAAACCTACCGATATATTTTGAGTAACTAATGTTGCAATACGATCATTAATATTATTATTTAACTGATCGATCGTATTTAATTTTGCTTTAATACTATTATCCAAATCAGACATACTAATAGTATCATCATTGCGACGATAACGATTTAAATCATTGGCAGAAACTAAATTATTTAATTTATTATAATTTAATTCTAATGCTTGGAATGCTGGACGAAGTGTATCGTTAAAATCAGAAGTATTTAATTTATCTGTATTTAATCTATAACGAGCATCACCAAAATCTTTAGTAATAGCAGTGTTAGGCAAATCAGAAATAATTCGTTTTAAGTTTTCAATATCGTTACCGACAAAAGTTAAACCACCGAATGCAGTATTTAATGCATTAACTTTGTTAATAATATTTTTTAAGTTTTGTTGATATTCTTCACTAAAATCAGTTAACTGCAATTTTTCATCTTTTGCTCGATACTTATTATCAGCATCTACTTTATTAAGTTTAGTGGATAAAGCATCAGAGAAATCTTGCATATCATCGATAATTGATTGCATTTCTGTATCGAGCATTGCTTTAGTAAGCTTATCAGAAGACTTATTAAAAGCTTGACTCTTAACAGCAGAATTCTTTTCTAAAGAAATTACACGGTTACGCAATTCGGAGTCGTCATAAGAAACGACTCCTCTAGATGCGTCACCAATATTTTTTAATAATGTCTTTAAAGAAGAATCTAATTGATCCATATGAATTTGTGATAAATTACTAATCTGATTAATCTTATTTTTAAGATCATCAGATAGCATAAATTCTTCTATTTTTTTAGCCATTAAAATCTCCTAGTATTTTTAAATTAATGTATTATCAGAAATTATATTACACTGAAATATTAAGAGATCCAATGATTTCATTGTTTTTAATAAAGTATCCGAATACATTATATTTTGAAGGAAAAATGATTTCAAAATCATTAGGATTTTTTACATTATATTCTTTTCGTAATACTGTTTTATTTATATCGACATTTTTATTTTGTTCTTTGTCGAATATATTAGTTACTTTAAATACAGATTCAGTAAGATTATCATAATTTGCTTTAGGAATTCTATAACCAGTTTGTTGATCTATAATATAAGATTGTGTATTATTATCAAAATTAGAATGATCGATACCAAATGTATTATCTTTACCAGTTATTTTTTTACCCTTAAATGCGATAGATGAATCATCATAAGGTGGTACCACAAAAGTAAATACCTTGGAAACATTATGTGCATCGATAATTCTTGCACTAATTTTAGCAAAATTATTACGATTTTGAACTTCTAATGTTCTATTATTTTTCAATAAACTATTATTACCAAATAATTTTTCTTTTAATAGATATTCTTTACCTTCAATAATATCCCATTTACGTTCTTCAATATTACCTTCGGCAACTAAATGATAAGCTTTTAATGCATCTGTATACACTAATTTAATTATATTTTCTAAATAAGCTGGCGCATTTCTAGAACTATTGTCATCAAATACAATAGCCATAGAATTATTCACCATATTTTTATTATTAACATCTTTAGTTAAAAAGATATTATAACCAGACGTATTAATTTTATTTATATCATAATAAGTAATTGTAACCCAACAACCTAAATTTAATATATCTAAATCAATACCAATTCTTCGTCCATCTAATTCTTGTAATTTTTTATTGGGCTTATTACATTCAATTACATTATTTATAGAAGCGCTAATTAAATTTTTATTAAGTTCATAAGAAGCTTTATCTAATTCAAACACAGCATATGTTATATTATTATCATCATATAAAAATTTATGTCGTCTTTCACCGTGATGATTAACATATGTAATTGTATCGCTATCTTTATCTATATTTAATACAAGAAAAACTTCTTGAATAGCTCGCTGGCCTTGAAGAATGATATTAGAAGGTTTATTAAGTGCATCTTCAATAGGCACCCAATCTTTTTTACCTTCTAATTTTATTTTAATATTTCCAGTTTCATTATTTATAAGTAATGATCCATATGGAATCATATCGAATTTATAATCAGTATTTTCATAAACGAAAGATGCTCGACCATTACTTATTAATCTTGACGATACTTTTTTACTACCTTTAATAGCCATTTTTCACCTTTCATTATGCTAATACTATTTTCTTATCGATGTAACTATAAGCTTCAATTTTTACATTAAAATCAAATGTTATATTATTAGGAATATCTGGGTTTGCTGACGGAACATTTTGATTCCAACTAATAACAGGAACTAAATAAGTAAATATATTATTATTTTGCATTACCAATTTAGATTCGCTCCCGCGAGGATTATTAATATTAATAGTGACAACAGGATTTAAAACATCTCTATCGACATTAACATTAATTTTTTGATAAGTTATATTATCGATAATTTGACAAGGTTCATTAACAAATGCAACAGAAGCATTTATTAATTTAGTACGTTTTTGTTGAATAACTGCAGTTATAACAGAAGACGTCGCATTGTTATTATCATCAGTTGCCATAAAAGAAATATATTGAACAGTATCTTTTAATGGAATTGTGTATTTATATTGATAATAAGTAATTCCGTTATCCACTCTTCTTGTAACTTCTTTATTGGTAATAATAACATCAGTATTAGCATTAGTAATCATCTTAGCTTCTTTAAAATAAGCAGTTTCAACTACTATATTAATATATTGATTAACTTTATCTATAAACTGATAATCTTTTTTAATAATAGAAATAGGAATATCTGTCGGCTCTTTGCCTTGAATTAATATTTTATCAATATGAAAAGATATTTTATCTTTTTTAATTGCAATAATATTAATATAATAAGAACGAGCTTTCCGAGGAAATAAAGCTATATAATTACCGTTAGTTTCAGTGAAATTAATATTACCAATATCTGCCGTACTATTTATAACAAATTCGACGCCAGTTTCGCCTTGTAAACTTAAAGAAACATTGTCTCGAGATAATGTCGTATTTCTTAATGCTACTGAAACTTTAGATGTCGTAGTAATTAATCGACTAACTTCGTTAGGAATATAATCATTATTATGTCCTTGAACTCGTAACGTATAATTTTCATTATATGCAATTGGAATTTTTAACGTTACCCAAGAATGATTAGATTGTTGACTAACGACTTCTTGTCCGTTTTTCAATACTTTAAATGTACTATTTTCAATCGATTTTATTAATAACAATAATTGCATATTGTTATAATCATATCGAATATATAATGTCATTGGTAAACGTTGTTTAACTACTTCACTTTTTTTACTATTAATCCACATATCACCAGGTTCTGGATTAGTAGGTTCAGTCTCTTGACTATAAATACGAGGAATTGGATTGCCTATATTATATCGTTCAATATAATATACATTAATTTCACAACCAGGTTGTAACATTTCTGGATTCAAAATAAAACGTGTTTCATCTAATTCTTTTAATGTATTAGTAGCAGAAGTACATTCAATCGTATTATTAATTAATACTTTAATTTGATTAACGCCTACAGTATAAGAACCTTTATCTAATTCAAAAATAAAATTATCTTGACGAGTTAATTTTGATTCTTTAGGATTACCATTGATAGTATAATATAAAATACCTTCAACTTCGTCATAACTATTATATATGATTTGTTCTGTTATAAATCGAGAAGATTCTTCTACGATAATAGTTTCATTATATGGAAGCTTAAGTGCGATCCATGACGGCCCATATTGGGAATAGGGATCTTTTGGATCCCTATTATCCACATTATGTTTTAATTTAATACCGATATTATTATTTTTAGGATCAACTACTATAGTACCATATTTAGCAGAATTCCAATCATATGTTTTATAATCATGGTGAATAATAGGTAATGTTATTGTATCATTAAAATATTTATTAATCGCGGACATATTTTACATTTACTCCTAATACTGTTCCACTATTATAATTAGATGTAGAACCACCATGTAAAACTATTTCCTTTAAAGCCGGCCATCTAATTTTTTCTATTAATTTTTTATCGTTATCATTACCGATATAATAATTAAAACTTAAATCGGGAATCGATAAATAATAATCGTCATCAGGATATTTTATTGTATAATAACTATAAACATTATAATTATATACATGAAGTCTTTCAACTTTAATATCTGCTAATTTAATAGATTTATCAAATATATGAGCTAAATGACCGTTATATAAAGTTAACTCTGTTTTCTGTGCAGCTTTTTTAGATTCTTCTAAATTAAGAATAGAAACATATTTTTTACCAGTTAAATCAGGACCATAATCTGGAATTTCTCGAGATAAAGGACTTACTAATTTATCTTTAGGATATATTAAAAATGTATTAACTTTTTTAAGATATTCTGTTAAATTTTCACCAACTGGTGGCAATTGTTGTACAAAAGAATTTTTAACTGTCGGAGTAGAAATACTATAATATGTACTATAACCGCCTTTAGTTTCAAAAGAAAACACATCGAGATTTGGTGCATCAATTTTATAGTTATCTCTACTTTTAAAAATTTCAGAATCATTAAACATAATGTCTGTAAGTCTTAATACTTTTAATCCGTTAGATTTAATTGAAATTTTATTTAACGGAGTAGTAAAAGGATTTTCTATAATTGTAACATTATCATCATCAATTACAAATTCTTTAATATTACGACATTCTTTAAAGCATTCATTTTTAAATGATCGCATTAAAGTTTTTAAAATATTAAAAGATTCTTGAGTTAAGTTTTTAGCAGCAATAAAAGCTGACGAAATATATTTAATAGGCTCAACAGTTAAACCTTTTTCTCTTTTTTCAAGAATGCCATCAAAGTTTATAATATTCCCTAGATGATCTCGATTAACAGTTCTTTTTCTTAAAACAAAATTTTCTATTCCGGAATCTATCATAGAATTACCGAAATATTCTTTAATATAGTTAATATTAACATCACTTTTTAACTTATAACAATTATTAAATAATTCATAAGTAAATTTAGTTTGAGCCCCTAAATAATTATCTAAATTTTCAATTGTTTGAAGATTTCTACATTCTTTAAACATTCCGTAATTGATATTAGTACTATTTAATCCTTCATAATCACCATGATAAATTAAATACGTAAAAGGAAGTATAATTTTTTTAGCTGAATCACAATGAGCAAAAGATCCATATTCTAAATATAAATTTGTTACTATTCTTAAATCTATTTCTTCTATAGTAGAACATTGTTCAAAGATCCCAGAAAAATAATAGGAATAATATTTGTTCGCAGGAATGCCATACAATCCTTTAGCAAAATCGATATTTCTATTAAGTTTATCGTATGAATTTCGTTGTGAACTCATTGTCGCTTTAGACAATGGATTATTATTAATATCTAAAAACGTAACAGAATCACAATAGTAATTAATTTTTAACATTCCGACAGACGAAACAAATGCTAAAGAAGATAATCCAACAGGTTTATTGTCTTTAGATATAATATTTAAAATAAAACTATCGCCTGAATCAGTAGAATAAGGGAACGGATGAATATGATTTAAAATAAGCATATCTTCAACACGTGGATTATATACATCTGTTGTGCGTTCATAATATTTTTGACCAGGCGTAGCCGGAATAATATTTGTATCCCCATAATAAATATTATTATCTGTACCTATGTTTACACAAATAGTTTTACTATAGTATGAAGGATACACTAAGTGGTCAAATGCAAAATGATGAAATTTATTTAATTTATTATAATCAAAAAATACTTTAGACCAAGTAAAACATAATGCTATTTCATCTGCTTCTTTTAATTCAGGGAAATAATATATTGAATTAAAAGAATAATGATTATAATCACTATTAAACGAAGATGGAATATATTCTGTATCCTCAGAAATAAACATTAAATTATATGATGTAGAATCACTTTTTTTGCGCTCAGTATTTCTTTGTCCGTTTCTTTCATTTACATTAAAACCTGCGGCAGAAGCGAAATCAGAATAACTTAATGTATCGTCAAATCTATCGATCTGAATAACAGACGTTTTTAAATCAAGTTTATCTTTACTAAAATTCAACCAAATTGCTTGCTTAATAAAATTATTCTTAGTTTGATTATTGTCTTCATAAAAATAATTTTTATCAATAACAGCATTATAATTTTTATAAGACATTTTAGAAGGAAACAATAAAATTTTATTATTAACTTCTAAATGCAATTTATCATGTAAAAAAGTATTACCAAATATTAAATATTCTGTTTTATCTGTAGTATATTCACTAATAGGAATTTCTAATTTTTGCTGAGATTCTAAACCAAGAGCATCTTTAAGTTTATTAAAATATTGATTAAATTTTGCTTTTCTAGTAGCTTCATCTTCTGTTTTATTATAAGTATATGCAATAGAAGTATAATTTACTAAGCGAGGATGAATATATTTAATAGACGGAATAAATTTTTTAAATAACTTAGGTTCAAGATTTAATGTAACATAATAAGCCTTCTTTTTAATTTTAGAAGATATTTTTTCAAAATTAACTCGATCTACTTCATTATTGTTAACTAAAACATTTTCAAGATTTTTATAATGAACAATAGAAGGTGCTACAGTAATTTTATTCGTAATCCTGTTATTAATTTTAAATTGATATTCTTTTTCGACTAAAAGATCATCAAAATTTTCTACAGGAAATACTACATAGAATCCACGTTTTTCTTCTCGAATCTTATGATCAGTTGTATTATGATATGCAGAATTATTTATTTTAATATCGTTAATAAAAGAATTGATCTTATCATTAGCTGTTAATGTTTCTTTACCGATAAGAGTATTTGTATCGTAAAAATATTTATACGATTCAATTCCGCCGATTAAAACTTTTTCATCGGCAATAACATTATTAGCAGAAATTGTTAATTTTTTATCACCAATTGTAATACTATTGGGCAAAGGCCATTCTGGATCAACTTCAGCATCTGGAGTCATACGTTGGAAATTAACTAATAATACTTGATATGCTTGAGAATTAAATAAATCAGCATATGGATTAATTACATAACTATCTTTGAGAATAAGATTCCATTCTCTAAGATTTAAACCTTCAATATCTCGTGTAACTTCTTGTGTCTTATATAATGGATGCTCACATATAAATTTAATATTAAGATCATCATTGATTCTTTTAAACTTATATGTATATTCAAAGCGTTCATAAGAAAGGTCATTAATATTTTGATGACCTTCAGAAATTACAGAAGTAGCAAATCCACCTTGTGTATTTTGAACATAAGTTGTATCAGGCGTAGTTACTTCTACTTTTACAGTCGATCCTTGTACACCAGCAATTTTAGGCATCCAAGTTTTGTTCTCTAATACAACATTACTTATAGTAAATACAATTGGCGCATTAACTTTTTCATACTTAGGAACAAATACTACTTTAGATTCAGGAACTTTATCTTCTTTAATAGATTCGACAGTAAATGTTCTGTCGAATTGATAATCATGCGGAATATAATAAGATCCAGTTTCTGTATTTTCAATTCTAGTCAAAATTTGATTATTAGAATTTTTAATTAAAATAGTTGAACCAGGTTCTGTTCTATACGTAATATCGACACCATATTCACTATTATTTGTATTAATATGCTGTCGTTGATCTGCAGTTAATGGAATAGTTGCTGTATGTAAATTAACATTAAAATTATAAATAATATCCTTATCTGTTTTTTCGTTATGAGATACTACACGATATCTTTTTGCTGTCTGTGCTAAAGGAATTGTAAAAACTAAATTTCCTTGTGCATCAACATTTTGAGTTTTAACGATTGTTTCTGGACTTACTGTCAAATCAACAAGCGTAATCTGAGAACCAGACAATGTTCTAACTGTAACAGTAATACCGTCATTACTAATAACATGATTAATATCGGCATAGTTTTCTATAGATTGAGCTTTGATTGTTAATGTTTTTTCTTTTTTAATTCCACTATTTGCATTTTCAACAGCTATTGTAATCGTATAATTTTCTACTTCACGAGGAAAATTCCAAGATACTTTAGAATCTAAATTTTGAGAAGAATAAACTTTTTTACCGTCACGATAAAAAGATACAAAATTACCGATTTGAGTCGTAACAGTAGCACGAGACATTAAATTATTTAAATAAGTAACTTCACCATCGATTGTTACTTTATCTGCTTTACTTTTAGTACCATTAATTAAAATTTTACTATAAGCAATTTCATAAGAATCGAATGTAGAAAATAAATTTAAATAATAATCATCGCCATTACGAGGAATTTTAAATTTAGTAATATTTCGAGTTGTATAACTATTATAATATTCAGTATCGCGATGCGCAGCAATTAATCGTGCACCCTTTGTTGTGAACACAATTAATTCTACTTTAGTAGTATCATTATCTAAATAATTTAAAGTATAACTTAATGGAGTAACATTTAATTCATCTTTATTAGATTCTTTAGTGTTAATCCAAATATCTTTATCTTCAAAAAACCAAGGCGCTTCATCTTGTGTATAAATTAAAGGATATAATTCACTTAAACGTTCATAATTAATATAGCGAACAGTTACAGAAGAATTTACACGAACATTATCTTCATCGATTTGAAAATATTTCATATTCAATTCTTGAAGACTATTATCAGAAGCACTACATCTAATCACATCGTTAATTAAAATTTCTAATTGATTTGTGCCTGGTAAATATAAGCCAGAACCAACTTTAAATTGGACTTTACCATTAGCTAATTTACCAGTTCTAGTAATACCATAAGAATCAACATAATTAAATTGATTTTTCTCTTTTTCAATTTTAGTTATAACATAATATTCTACGTTAATAACTGCATCTTTAACTAACTTATCTGTACCATCTTTTCGAATTCCCATTGGAACCCAATCAGATTCACCAATTAATTTAATACTAAGACTACCGGTTTTAGTATTAACCAACAAAGATCCGTCAGAAATATCTGACCAATAATAATTATCTTTTTCTGTGTCGGTGATAATAATAGCAGTATCTTTATCGATACTGTATTCATTTAGCTTTCGAATACCCCAAGTAGGTTTCATACATCAACCGCTCCTAATAATAAACTACGTCACAAGTTAATTCTTTTAAATCGTTAATTTTATAACGAACATCTTTTGGAAGCTCGATTACGATATTAAAATCGTAATAATTATTTTCCGAATCTCCTTTATTTGGAGCTCCACTTAATACAACTTCGTTACTTAAATTTACAGTTAATACATCATTTAATCTAACTGTAGGCAATTCTACAGCTTGAGCATTTAATAATTTAATATTATCAAGTAAAGTAGAATCTTCAATATCAGTAAAATATAAATTAATACCGAAATTTTTAAGATCGGGTTGTCTATCTATTCCCATATAATTATTATATAATCGCACAGGAATAACAAAACGACTAGCCGAAGTAATAACCCCGGCTTTATATGTCGTATAAATATTAAATTCTTTCTGGTCTAATACCATCCATGTTAATTTATTTGCCATTTCCTATGCTCCAAACGAAATAACCATAAAACGTAGTTTTCTTGTATTTCTAATTAAACCAGCAGACAATTTAATTTTATTATTATCTACATATACATAATCAATACCATAATTAAGAATGGTTTTAATATTGGCATTATCAATTTTACTATTACTGTCTACATATGGATCTAAAAGAACGAAAGAAATTTGATTTTGATTTAACACATGTTGAAGTGGATAAATAGTATTAGCAGGGCTTACAGTAATTTCATATTCCTGCATTGTTTTAAACAATCCATTTTTAACTTCATCGGCTAACATAGACTTAGTAATTTTCTCGCTACGCTTAATAAAGTTATCAGTATTTAATGTAGATTCTTTAAGATCACGAACACTATTTTGAATCTTTTGAATTGCTGGTTCCATTACATCAGTAATAGTTTTATATTTTTTATCGACAGCAGTAATAAGATTTTTAGTTTCTTTAATACCTTCTTGAGCATTAGTAATGATAGATTCTAATTGTTCATAAGACCAAACATAATGAGAAATACGATAAATGATACGATCGCCATATTTTAACTTAATATTATTATTAATAATAAATTTATTAGTTAATGTCGGGTTTGGATTATCTACAGTCGGTACTGGCAATACTTCGCTAAAATCAATTTCGTCAGAAGATCCATTGTGCAATTTAATACCGTTTAAATAAACTTCTAATTGTTGTTTTCCATATTCATAAGATGTAGGCAACTTAATAGTTCGAGTATTATTAGGGAAAGAATCTTCATTGTATATAATACGTTTTTCTTCTACGAAAATAGCTGCGCGTTGAAATACGCCAGATTCTTTACCTTTTTTAATCGTATGACGAACATTAACTTGAACGACAGTCGGTTCATTCAAAGCATAATTTAATTTAAAACCAACGCCTTTAATGATATCGCTCATTTTATATTTTGCTGAATCCGGCACAATTAAATGCCTACCATTACTATCTTGTTCTTTAAGCATGACCATTTCAACATATTGGTCTTTCATAATATATCCTTGATCGATATATACGTCTAACGAATTAGAACGAGGAATAAAGAAAAGATTAGTATCACTTTCATCAAAAATAAAAATTTGCTTTTCATTTTGTTCATCAGTTAAATTTTCATCTGGTACGAATAATTTAGTTTCATGAAGATCCATCGTGCTGTGTTCATTTACAGGAACCCATTGGAAATCTTCACCATTAAATTGTCGCCAAATATAAAGAATATTTGAATCGCTATCATACCATAAATCATTAGGTTCTGGAATTTCTGGCTGCACGAAATAAATAAAACGACGTTGCGTCTTAGAATATAATTTACCATACAAATAAATATTGCCGTCTTTATCAACATAAATAGGACGAACATTTCTGTTATCATAATAAAATTTAACAGAAATGCCTTCTTCATTTATTGTCCAATATGCCCAGCCAAGAATAATATCGCCTTGATCTTCAAAAGTTTTTGTATCTGGTAAACTTGGAGAAGATGAAAAAATACCGTAAGTATATTTAGGATATAACTCCGGAGTTTTTTCATTATATGTAATCGTATCGATATGAGAAGATGCATAATAATATAAAACGCCAACAGCCTTACCATTATTCACTTCTGGATCGATAATATGTATTGTTTGTTTGTTAATAGAAGCTACCGGAATAATTTCTTGAGTTTCTAAATCATAAACACGAAATTCTTTGATATCAGGTAATTCACCTTGAACACCAGCGATATAATTAATTTGTTTTAATTGTGATGGTACGTATACCGGAAATCTTAAATTAATTTCACCACTTTTAGTTAAAACAAATTTTTCAAAATGTTGAATTGCTTGGGGTGCACCAACGTTCACAAAAGAAGAATCTAAGATAATTTTATGCCCGACTCGATTAACTAATTCGCCAGATGAAATATCAATAATAAATTCATCACCGCGGCGTTTAAATTCAAAGCCAGAAACAATGCCCCAGCCAGACGAATGTAATCGTTCTGTATCAATCCAATTTTGAATTAAATCAAAATTTTCATTGATCGGTTTTGCCTTCACGCCTTTAGTGAAGTCAATTTTTTGTAAAAAATTGTTTGCCATGTTCTAATCCTTAAATATTAATACTGCCGCTTCTGAAGATGAAATATGTTTATTAATTTGTTCTTGAAGTTGGTCTCGATATGGTTCATATTTCTTCGGCAATGTAATTACCATCGAAGTACCAACTCTATATGGTCTACCTGCTATATTACCAGTATCTATATAGTCGTAATTATCAAATTTAATAGATCCGCCGCCTTTTATTCTAACATCTGTCGGCGTTATATTATTTTCTAATTTAATAATAATATCGGCAATTTTTATATCGCTAGATGGACTATCTTTTTCTAAAATATAAAATTTTTGATCCTTAAATACAGTAGTTTTAGTTAAATACAAAGAATAATTTTTATTAATATCATTGATTACTATTTTAGACTCTTTATCACAAGCTATATAATTTTTAGAACTATAATAAGGACTAACAGTTAACGTTAATTGATTGTCTTTATAATCATAAGATATCGATGGTAATTGTTCTATTTCAAATAAACTATAATCAACGTTGTTAATAAATTTTAATTCTTGATCGACTGTATATATTAAAGATTCGTTGTTATCTTTTTGAGGCTCATCATTATTTAATTTTTTAAAATAAGCATTATTAGAAGAATCTACATAATCATAATAAACATTAGTATTTGTGGTAAATACATCGATAAGTTTATAAGGTTCATAAGAGTTAAAGGATGATTTATCTACTGCATCTTTAAAATTAATTTTAGGGTGATGCGCATTCATTTTATTATTTAAACTATAATAATAATCTATATTATTAGAAGAAATGAATGTATTAAGATAAGCATCAGCTTTCTCCGGAACTTTATAATATCCAATAGAATATGCATATACTATATTTTCAATTAAAAATTTAATTAATCGAGGTTCAGTAAATATTTCTTTACCGCATAAAACGACTAATTTATAATTAAGTCGATCTCTCATAATTAAAATAGGCGAATGATTTATCGTAAGCTTAATATAGTCGTATGTAACTTTCGGAAACAAATCCATCTCAGATTCGTGATTGAAAATATCCCAAGATGGCTCAATAACAAACTCTGTTTGTGTAAAAATATTTGGCTTAGCTACATCGAATATTTTTTGTTTGTTGTAAATAATCTTATTGCTTAAATTAGATTTAATTAAATAAATATTACAGTTATCGTTATAACCGCCATTTTTCATGGCGGTAAAATATTTAGCTTCGCCATCAAAAAATTTAATATCAGGACTATTGCCACGATAATCATTTAATTTAATATTATTAGGAATGGTTACAGTTTTTAATAATTCTTTAACCTTTTCCATTCCTGTAAAGTCGATATTAATATTATACATTCTAGAAGATTCGAACGGAATATTTCTTTCGAGAACATATTTATATCCGAATACCGTTGGACGATACGATGCTTTTTTCGATGTATTTAATAAATTAATTTTACCATCTTTATCGATAGTATAATCCTGATTTTCTTTCGCTACAATATAATTATCTTTAAAAAATAAATATGTTTTATTTACTTTCTGAAATAAATTAATACTATTTTTTTTATTTAATTTTAATAATTCTTCATCGAATTTTATAATTGTATCAGCATATGAAAAAACATTAGACAAATAAGATAAAGGAATATCATTTTCATCTAATAAAATTTTATCATAAACTTTTTTATTGTTAGGATAAATTTTCATATGCTACCTCAATACAATATAATGATCTGGATTAATTAATATATTTGTAATTTGATATTTATTTATAGATTTAGTTTCATTATTTTGATCATATAAAATTTTAATATTTTCTTGATTAGAAGATACTTTAACTTCATATAAATTAGAAACATCTTTATTTAATAATTTATTAAATTTTAAATCATTAATACAATAGCT